ATGCCCCTCACTGATACCGCTGTCCGGCTGGCTAAGCCAGCTGACAAAGGTTACTCCATCACCGATGCCGGCGGATTGTCATTATTTGTCGCCCCGAATGGCACAAAATCCTGGCACTTCAGGTTTTCCTGGCACGGCAAGCAGCCGCGCATGTCGCTGGGCACCTATCCAGAAATATCCCTGAAAGAAGCTCGAGATCTGCGCGATCAGTCTCGTTCGCTTGTGTCTAAAGGCATAGATCCTCGATCGAAGCGGCGCGAGGAAAAGCGCATTTCGGCATCCGAGGCGATCAAGACCTTTGAAGTCGTCGCCAACGAATGGCACGCCTTTAAAACTCCGCGCTGGGTTGATTCAAAGAGAGGTGCGGCTAATCAGTCAAGAGCCTATCTCGAAAACGACCTAATCCCAGTCCTTGGGAAAATCCCTGTGGTTGAAATAAAGCGGCAGGATGTGCTTGCTACTCTGCGCCGGATTGAAGGTCGCGGAGCCTTGAGTGCTGCCGAAAAATGCAGGTCATGGCTCAATGAGATTTTCCGGTTCGCCATTGCATCGGGCTATCTGGAGATGAACCCTGCATCGGACTTAGACATCGTTGCGGCCAAGCCGCCGCCAGTGAAGCACAACCCAATGTTGCGTCGGCACGAACTGAAAGATTTTTTACGCAATTTGCGGGAATTTAAGCGCGCAACAGGCTACATCATCGGCGCCATTCGTATTCTGCTGCTTACAGGAGTTCGCACAGGTGAATTGCGGCACGCGAAATTTGAGCAGTTCGACCTTGATGCAGGACTATGGACAATCCCGCCGGATGCGGTGAAGCAACTGAGGAAGGTGATTCGTAGCAAGGGAGGTGATTCGGTTCCGCCATATTTGGTGCCACTTTCGCGGCAGGCGGTTGAGGAGGTGAGAAAAGTGCATGCCTTGACCGGGCGCTACAAGTTGCTGATCGCCGGGCGGAGCGAGCCTACCCGGCCAATCAGTGATAACTCGTTAAATGCCGCTATGAGGCGTATGGGATATAGAGACCAGCTAACCGGGCACGGGATTCGTGCGACGATTTCTACAGCTCTAAATGAGATGGGGTACAACGAGGATTGGATCGAGGCGCAGCTTTCACATGCAAGCTCTAGCAAGGTCAGGAAGACCTACAACCATGCCGAGTATGTAGAGCAGCGACGGGAGATGATGCAGGCGTGGGCGGACTATCTTGATTCGCTGGAGGCAGAGGGCTGATCACCGCGCGCGGCCGCAACCCTTTCTTGGCTCCATTGCAGAACCTCGGACTTGATCCAGGCCACCGCCCGGCCGCCAACTTTGACCTGTTTTGGGAATCGTCCAGCGTTTGCCATGTCGTAAATCGTCGTTTGGCTCAGGCCGACAAGCGCGATCACTCTTGGCAGCCGGATGAATTCGATTTCTTCGGTTGCTATGTTCATCTTAACCCTCATTGCTCATGGCTAGGTCAATGTACTCATCCGCGCTCGCCGCCAGGCGGATGCTATTGGGGGCGCCGGAACTTGGGAGCTGCACGCAGATGAATGGCCCAACGCCGGGAGAAATCGCGGCTGTGTCTGCTTCAATCAAGCGATGCAACCCTTTTTCCTTCAGCCACCGATAACGCTCGGCGTCCTTGCGCAGATCCGCCACTTCCGCCTGCAGTTCATCAATCGTGATGCGTCGGCTCCATCCCGGATCGCCCGGAACTGGTACGAGCGGTTCCGTCTGGTCGATCATCGACTGGACCTGAGTGCGCAGCGCTTCATTGTCGACCTGCAGTTTTCCGCACGACCTGCAGTTTTGTGGCTGGCCAGCGCGCAGCGCTTCGTTCTCCGCCACCAACCTCCCCAGCATTCCATAGCAATCAGCCAGCAGGTTGTTGGCATCGTTGAGGTTCGTGGAGCCGCGCTGGCAGCGTTTCTGCAGGTCTTCGTAGTCGGTCATGGTCTTGGCTCCGAGCGCAACCAGCAATCGTCAGCGCCGCATGAAAATCCACCGTGGCCGTAGTCTTTGCATTTTGTTCCGCCCTGCACGGTTCCGCCGGCTGCTTCGATTGCTGCAACGGCATCTGCCCGCGATATCAGCGGACTGCTACCATCTTCCTGCGGCCCAGACATCCGCCGCGCCAGTGAATCGCCTTTAGAAAGGGTGACCACAACACTCGCCGCCCCATCCCTGAACCCGTCCCGCGCCGCATTGGCCATGTCTACGGCGGTGTAGAGCGGAGTAGGAAGATCGGGGTCAACTAGGTTGTAGCAGTAACCGATGCCGTCGCCATTCGTAAGTGTGCAGGTGGACATGTCTTCTGCGCAGCTTGTGAGTTGCGGCTCGTTGCCCAGCCCGCCGCGCAGGTGCTCGATCATTGCGGCCTGCTGGGCTATGGTGGCATTGGCTTTTTCAAGCTCCATCGCATACTCCATTCCGGCGCCAGGGTGCCCGGGGCTCATGTGGCACTGGATGCAATGCATCCGGCCATGCTTGCATTGGTCACTCATGATTTTCTCCACGATGCAGCAGCCACCCGCGCCCAGCGCTCCTGAGTGACGATGATGAAATTTCGAATACCCGTCATGACCTTGTGCATCTCGCCGTCGAACTCGACGAACTGGCCGGCCTTGCGGTGCTCTGGCACACGGTCGATGACGTCGAGCAACTTGCCCGGGGTGCCGTCGGAGTTCTGGGCGTGAATGTCATACGCTGCCATGGCGTTCCACCTCGATGCGTTTCTGAATGCCCACCCGATACCCTTCAGGCCGGAGCGCGGCGGTCTTTTCAATATTGGCGATGACCCGCTCGACGCCGCCGAATATCGGGTCTACCTGGCGCCCGTCCTTGAGCAGTTGGTCGGCGAGGTTCCAGCCTTCTCTTTCTTCAATGCGAGACATGACGATGCTCCATGCCGCGCGTGGCGGCAGAAGGTGGTGATGGGTTATGCAGGCAGCAAGCCTTTCGCTTTTGCTTCTGCCCGGCACTGCTTGCGAAACTCTCGAGCTTTTTCGATTGCTTGCTGTTTGTTGGCGGCCTTCCAAGTGGGGCCGACTTGGATGAATTTGCCGCGCAGCTTCCCGCACCAGTGTTTGACGAAGTCGCCGTTCTCGATCTGGCAGATGGTGCCTGCCGATGCTTTCGGCGCCGTCGCGTAATCCACCAGCTTCTGGTCGTACGTTAATTCGGGCATACGAATTCCTCGCCCGCCGTACACCGGCAGGCTGTTGAGTTTTGGGAGAGGGGGTTAGGCGTTTGCAGCGTCGTGGAAAACGTCCATCTGTGCTGCGCCGTCCAGCCAGGCCGCGTCAATCCGGCGCCGGGCCATTGCGGCATATTCGGGGTTCAGCTCGCAGATGATCGAACGGCGACCTTCCTGCATCGACACCAGCGAAGTGGTACCGGCGCCGCCGAACGGGTCCAGCACCACACCGCCGCGCGGGGCGCCGGCGAGAACACAAGGGCGGATCAGATCGGGCGGGAATGTGGCGAAGTGGGCGCCCTTGAAACTGTGTGTGGGCACAGTCCAAACGCTGCGCTTGTTTCGCTCCGTCGGCATGATCGCGAGTGCCGAATTCATCGAGTCATTATCCTTGACCCTTCCACGCTGACGCTCATCAGCATCGCTTCCATGACCCCAGCCAACACCATTTGTCTTCCGCGCAGTCGCCTTCATGTTGCCGTTGCTCTTGGCGCCGCCATTCGCGCGCTCGCTGCCGATCTGCGCCTGTACGTCTTGCGACAGCCTGGCGTGAGTGTTGGGCGAACACGGTTCAAGGATCGCCCCTTGGTCGAAGTAGTACTTCTTCGACTTGCTGAGGAGGAACACATATTCGTGCGATTTGGTGCATCGGTCTCGGACGCTCTCCGGCATCGGGTTTGGCTTGTTCCAGATGATGTCCTGTCGCAGAAACCAACCGTCTTCCTGCAGGGCGAATGCCAAGCGCCAAGGCATACCCATCAAGTCCTTTGACTTCATGCCCATCTCGCGGCCGCGCACGCCGGTACCGGATTTAAAACGCGGATGCTCGTTGATTTGGCGGGCCGAGGTGACGCTGCGCCCAGACATTTGGCCATCACCTTGAGTCCTTCCTTGCGCGCCCCAGCTTCCGGCATAACTGTCGCCCATGTTCACCCAGGCCGTGCCGTCGTCGCGCAGCACTCGACGCACCTCCCGGAACACTTCCACGAGGCGGGCGATGAACTCGCCCGGCGTTTCCTCCAAACCAATCTGCCCTTCGACGCCGTAATCGCGCAGGCCGAAGTAGGGGGGGCTGGTAACGCAGGTGTGAACTGACTTGTCTGGCAGCGTCCGCATCATGTCGATGCAGTCGCCGACCAGAATGCGGTGTTGTTCTGTCATCGCCACGGCCCCCTGTAGATGAGGTAGGCCATGTAGAGCGGGGCGAAGATCATGGCGTCACCTTCAGGCCGGCTGATTCGATGGCGAATCGAACGCCGTTAGGCGTCAGCATTGCGCCCACATTGGTTTGCCATGGCTTAGGCAACTCAATCACCAGCGATACGCGGGATTCCTGCCACGCCCACCACGCAGACTGAACCAGCGAATTCAGATAATCATCGCAATGGTCTTTAGCAAATACCGCTGCATCGAAACGCGGGACCGAGCGCTTCAGGCATGCGGCTTTGTATGCCGTTTCGAATTGTTCACGCATTTGTTCGCTCATCCGATCACCGCCTTTATGGTCAGCACCAATGGAGGCCAGAAGAAGAGGGTACAGCCGAGTAAGCACTTGGTGATCATGGCGCGGCCCTCTCGTTTTGGATTTGATTTCTCAGCGCAGCCGCTTCGATTGCCGCCGACGCAACGTCGACGTGATAGCCGCCGCAGTGGACTTTCTTGTTCGCCCTAACCTGGACGAACCATCGTTCTTTCCTGCCGTCCCAATACACGCCACGAACACCGCTTGCTCCTCGTCCAGGCCCATCAGGTGCGGAGGCAAGGCGATACGCTTGGTTCTCTGCGTATGTCGCAAGGCGCAAGTTCTGCCATCGGTTGTCGTCGCGCACGGCGTTTCGGTGATCGACGTGCATGTCTGCCGGCGGATAGCTGCCGGTCATGTAAAGCCACGCCAGCCGGTGGGCTTGATGCTTGATCCCATCAATCGAGATCTTCACGTATCCGTCTTTGTCGAACTGCCCGACCTTCGGCCGGCGCCGTCCTAGATGCGTGAATTTTCCCGTGTCGGGGTCGTACACCACTTTTTCCAGCAGTCGTGCGTGCGTGAGTTGGCGCGTTTTCATGGGCGCACTCATCCTTTGCCGCTATAGCGGCTGACTTTGAAGGGGGAGGGATTTACAACTGAAGGGATGAATCAGCGGACGTAGACGAAGTAGAACTAGGTGATGGCGATCATTTCCGTTCACCATTCAGCGCAGCGGTGGCGTCGAGGCAGGCGTTCCACTCTTCAGCCAGCATATCAGCGGCGCCGCACTTCCCGATTCGCGCATGGTAGTGCTCTGGTGTTCTGCGCTCAGGCAGCACAACCGCGACAGGCACTGGCGGGGCGGTGAACAGAACGCGGCATTCGTATTCTTCCGGGTCTAGCTGGCACGCGGTGAGCTTGAGTCGATCAACGTCGCGCCATCCATTCACACCGTCGGACACCTGATAGACCGGCTCACCCCTACCACTCTCCAGCTCAGCAATGCGCGCCTGTAGCTGGGCGATGGTGGATTGCAGGGCGGCGACTTCGGGTGTCTGCTTGTAAAAGGTCATTGCCTGCAGGTCGTCAGCAGCGCACTCGATCCACAAGCCTGGCACACTGATGTACTGACGTTTCATTGTAACAGGCTCTTGCCGCTCGACCGCTGGCGAATCGAGAAGGGCGCGAAGATCCTCTGATAGCCCATCATTTCCACCAGCAAGACGAAGAGTTAAAGCGGCCTCTGCGATCAACTCCCGCGACACTCCGTTGATCGTTGGGTTATTCATGGTCTTCATCCTCCAATTCATCCAGTGCGTTCTGCGCATCCGTGTCGCAAAGCAAGTCCTGAGCGATACAGGCGAGCTGCCACATAAAGCGTTCTTGTGGATGGCTCGACTTGTCGTATCGAAACCCGATACGGCTGATATAGCCGTGCGACTCGTAGAAGGCGTCCGCCAAAGCTAGGGTTTCTTCGAATACTTCACAGTTAGTCTTACTCATGACTTTCTGCCTCGGGTTTGGGGTTGATGTTTGCCAGAACGATAACCGCGTCAAAAAGTCTAGCTTTAGCAGCGCTCTTGGCATTCTCGACGCGCACTTTGTCCGGGCTGCGTGCGGGTGTACGGCAGCACACTACGGTTGCTCGCTCGAAAGCATCGATAAGGCCAAGAAGCCTTGGAGGGATCCTGGTCATTTCGGATCGCCTTCATATCCGCAGTCGCAGGGGCCGAGCAATTCTGGTACGCCGCGGTTATTGGTGGCGCAGTCAGAGTAGTGGCTCTCAGGGTTAGGGTTGAGGGCGGCGTCGATGTTTCTGCAATCTGCCGCAGAAACGCAATCATCGACCCATGCTTGGCGAAGCATTACCAATAGCTCCGCAATGCGCTGCTCGGCGACGGCAAGTTCCTCAACCGCAGCAACTCGCTTCGCATACTGGCTCAACGCATCAGCCTCAGCCGTATCGGCGCGCAGGCGTTGGGCGTCGAAGTCGGAAGCCGCCACCCATGCACCTTCCGAATCCAGCTCAAAATGAACCGTCAAGCCTTCCGCGTATGCGTTGTACTTTTTAACTTCACTCATGACATGCACCATTGAATAAGTTGCGGCAGGCCGTTGCAGGCCAGGCCGACGAAGATTGCGAAGAGGGTTTGGGGGATCATGAAAGCCACCAATACCCGAGCGGCAGCCAGAAGGTGACGATGCAGATCAGTCCGTATTTGATGATCATGCCGAAGCCCTCTCGGCCCTTAGCCGCGCCTGGAAAGTTGAACGGTGGAAGCCGGTCTTGTACTCGACGTCTATCCAGCGCTGGCCCTTTGCGCGCATGTCAGCTGCCAAGGCCATGTATTCGTCGGTCACCAGCCTTGGCCTTCCGCCGTGGTTCCCGAGGACGATTCCTGCAGCATTCAGGTAGCGGATGACCGTCGAGTACGAACAGTCGGCCGCATCAGCGATGTTCTCGGCAGGGTGTCCGGCGGCGTGCATGGTGAAGATGAGCCTGATCGACTCAGGCGACAGTTTCGTTTTCATGGTCTGGTCTCCAAGTAAGCGAGGATGAACTCGCGCGCCGCTTCAGCATTGATAGCGTTTCCGTAGGCGCGCAGGCGTCCCACTCGGCCGGAAGCGCCATTAACCAGCGGGGATGTGCCGGGTTCAACTGGCCGCCACTTGTCATCCCGGCATCCGAGCCAATCAGCAGCTCTCCAGAATCCGTTAGTCGGGCCGGCTGATCGGTCGGAAGCCAGTGCGTCACCTGCATACCAAGATCCGTTACCGTCGCTATCGACCGACCCATGTTCAATTTGCGTTGCATATGCTGTTCGGCCGTCCCGCCCGGCTGGCTGGCTGTCGGCGTTGCCCAGCCCGCCCAATTCACTACTGCCACCGTTTTCCTGCTGCTGTCGTTGTTGCCCGCTGCGTTGTTTCCGTTCTGTGCAGGTGTTCCGGCCATCGGGGTGGACCAACCCGCCAACTGTGCGCAGGTATGAAGCGCCATCCCGCCTTGCCGATTCGTCGAATTGCCCGCCCCATTGGTGTCCGTTGCTTTGCAAGTCGGCCACCCAGAAAAGTCGGTCTCGGATGTGCGGCGCACCGACGCCCGCAGACGGAAACGGGACGGCCCCGAAGGCGTATTCCATGGCTTCCACGTCAGCGTGTACAAGGTCGACCCAAGGTTCAACAGCCTTGCTCGCAACCTGCTCTCCAAAGATGACTGGAGGCTTGCACTGCTTGATGATCCAGGCAAAAGTTGGCCAAAGGTGTCTTGGGTCCGCAAACCCAGCTCCAGCGCCTGCCGCGCTGAAAGGCTGGCATGGGCAACTTCCGGTCCAAACAGGAAGGTCATCTGGCCATCCTGCTCTACGTAATGCGTGAGACCACACTCCGACGCCGGCGAAGAAGTGACACTGTGTGAATCCAGCAAGGTCGCTTGGGCGGACATCCTCAATACTCCTTTCATCGACAATGCCGGGCGCGATGTGGCCGGCCTCTATCAGGTTTCGAAGCCACTGTGCGGCGTATGGGTCAATCTCGTTGTAGTACGCCGTCACTTTCGTTCCTCCTGGCATATTCCTGCTGCCGGGCTTTCGAGCAGCGTTCGTGGTTGCCCTTCGTCCGTGGGCGCAGGCACTGATCACACAGAAACCCAAGCTCCAAGTAGCCGGCTTTCAGCTTTCCTTTGGATGACATGAGGCCTCCCGGATGGGTGAGGTTTTGAAAGGGTTGGGGTTTACTGCTTCGGCGTTTTCGGGAAGAAGGCCGGCTGTGGCCCTCTTGTCGACTTCGGATAGTCGATGTCGAATCTCTCAAGCAGCTTGTTGAACGTTCTGAATGTGACGCCTAGCTGTGTTGTGGCTTGATTGCGCGTGAGGCCGATCTCTTTGAACGCCCTGATCCGGTCCGCATATTTCGCCGCTTGCTCGTCGGATATTCGCGCTTTGCGTGGGTTGCTGCCGTTTTCCGCTGGCTGGAACTGGAAGCCGCCGTCTACGGCTAGTCGCTGCAGTGATCGGCGCGCGATTCCAGTCTGCTCAACGGCCTGCGCATAGGTCATCGTCTCGGCCAGCTTCCGGATACGCTCAAGATGGTCGGATTTTTCCTTGGCCCGTTGTGCCACACGCTCCTCGCGTTCCAGATCGCGCCGGGTGATCTTGTCCATGTAGGGAGTGTCCGTAGCCGCAATCTTTTCTTGTCTTGTCACCTTCTTGGTGGGTGGCGGCTCATACCGCTTCGGCGCCGGCTTGAAACTCGGCCCGGCCAGCACCTCAATAGTCCCTCCTTTTTCAAGCCAATCTGCCTGTTGCTGGGCCAGTTCATGACGTTTCGGGTCTAGCTTCTTGACCATGTTCAGATCGCTGCTGATGTAGGCGTTCATGCTGCTTTACTCCGCAGTTTGGCCTCGTAGTCACCGACCAGCAGCTTGAATTGCCACAGGTCTTCCTCAAGCTTTTCGATGTAGTCGTCATCGCGCTTGAACTCTTTCCACCAAAGCTGGCGGCCGACAACTTCCAGCGCCGGGCAGTACATACCGACGTGCCAGAACTTGCGGTCAGTGATCCACATACATCCCTGCACCTGATCCATGATCGCGCCGGCGTCATTGTCGATATGGAATGCACGCAGCTTGTCAGGGGCGATGAAGCACTTGTACTCGCTGCCGCCATCGTCACCGATGAGGCCGTCTGCGCTTGCACCAAAAAATCCATCATCAGTGGTGACGAACCCGGCACGCTGAACCATGAGCCCGGTTTGCATTTCATGCTCCATGCGGGCTATTGGCTCCAGTTCGTGCCCTCTACGCATTTGCCAGGTTTCGAACCCGTTATCCAGTGGTGACCCGCTGATGCGCTCTACCGCCAGATTGAATGCGTAGTTCATGGCAGCCTCTGAAGGCTGCCCAACCGGCTTTCCGGCCAATGCCAAGCGCACAGATTCGGCCTTCGGGGGCGCCTTGTACCCAGCCTCGGCTATGGCTTCTTTTTCGGTCATACCGGCCTGAATGGCAGCAACGAACATCTGCTGTTTCTCGTCCAAGCCTCCTACTTTGGCCCGGGCAACGCCGAACATGCTGGCGGTGATGCAGCCGGCGCGCGCTTGATGCCATGCCGGGCTGCCTTGTTCGCACTCGATGAGGATCATGTCTAGCCCTCCAGTTCAGCTTTCCGCTTGGTTACTGCGTTGCGAAGCTCGTCGGCGCCTACAGAATCCCGTGCAGCTCGAAGAACCTTGAGGCCTGACTGCCATGCTTCTTGGAGCGCGGCCTGATCAGGTGCAGCCGCAACCTTTGCGGTAAGGTCGGCGATGATTGCGTTGCGGAAGTCATCGCCGGAAGCGCGGTTACCGTCGTCGTCTTCTTCGCCGATCGCGACGTTGAAGATCATCTTCAGCAAGTAGCGCATACCGTAGGAGGTGCCAGAGCCGAAGGCGTGGGTCTTGGTCATGACGTCACCGCCTTTGGCGCCCTTGCCGTCAGAAGGGACATGCGCCCTGTATTCGCGAGTGTGGCCGCCGCCGTGACTGACGAAGCACACCATGCCTACCATACCTTCCGGTGCTGGCTCGGTGCCGAAGGACAGGGAAAACCCTTCCTTCGTGTACTTTGGCCGCAATGCGCTGTCGAGCTTCCCGTAGGTCGCGTACTGGCTGCGCGTCTGACTGTTGGTAGCATCAGCGGCGATTCGCCCCATCTCGCTCTGTACACGCGACAGTGCGGCGTTGAAATCGGTTTCTGCCGTCTTGGCCTGCATGCGTTCATGCATCGCCATCAAGCGCTCCATCTTTTCGATGTCGCACTGCGGGTCGGCGGCGGCGCGCTGAATAACGCTAAGGATGGTTGCGGCTTCGTTGACTGGCACAGGCGCTTGATCGCGCTCAATTGTCGCTACAGTAGACATGACAGTTCTCCCCGCCATGCAGGCGGCGTGTGAGTTCGAGTTATTGAGTGATTCGGTCAGCGAGTGCGCTGAGGATCATCAGGAAGGTTAAGATGGCGAGTACAGGGAAGCTGCCGCGCCATAGGAGTAGGCAGCGGGCGAGTTGGTGGCTGGTCATGGCGCGCAGTGGTATGCACCACCATGCCCGCGATTGCAGTAGAAGCCACCATCTGCATTAGGCATGCCTTTCTCGCTTCTGCATGCGCACCAGACCTCAAGATCCATGTTTTTTTCGTCGCAAAATTGCTCGGCAAGCTCAACCAAATTTTGAACATTCACGGCAGTTGGAGGAATCGCCTCCCATGCGCCATCAACAAGCTTAATACGCGGTTTCAAATGCACTTGATTGCTCATTTCGCCACCACCACGGGAATATTGATCTGCTCACGCTGAATCTCGCGCATCTCTGCGTAAGTGCCCCACCAGAACACCGTGATGACTACGCAAATCCACCAGAATGGTTTCATGGGTTGCCTCCCCAGTATTTGATTGGGATGAAGGTGTAGTTCATCTCGTCATGCTCAACGACGCGCCAGTATTCGAGGTCGATACGGTTGAGCAGTTCTTTGAATGTGTAGTGGCGGGTGGCGTGGATTTTCATGTCTTCACCTCGTACACCACAGTCCACTCACCGCACAGGCAAGCCCGTCGCGACCATGCGTGAACGTTTTCAATGCCGGCGTCGTAGGCCAGTGACAGCGCGCCGAGCCAAGATTTATGCGTGAAAGCAAGAGTCATGCTGTTCATGGCGATTACCCTCGCGATTACGCACAGCAATCCGCCGGACGCGCTCGCAGTAGTGTTTGAATTCGTCTGAGTTGCTGACGTGAACCGAGAAATAACTGACGATCATCGTCTCGGCCTTGGCTTCGGCGATGTCGCCTTGCCCTGGAAGTAGCATCGTTCGGATGGCCGACTCGATAGCCTGAATGGCGATGGCGTGGTTGTTCACAATTCACCGTCCTCTGACTGAGCAATCAGCGCATCGTCTACGAGCGGCTGTAGCAGCTTCTCAGCGATTTCGCCGAGCATGCCGAGCGAGTGGTCGCTGTTGCCGAGCAGCTCATCAGCAGACACCTTGTCGGCGCATCCGCGCTTGGTTTCGATCAGCATGTAGCCGAGCGATGGTGTTGAAACTTGTAAGTCGGCGAGACGGCCGTTCACATGTTCATCAACCGCCAGTGCGAAGTCGCGGAAGCGCACGCCTTGCTGCGGGTTCATGCGGCGCTGAAACATGACGTCGCAGCCGCGGATCAACCGCTCAGCCGCGTCATACAGCCACTCAGCCCGCGCCAACTCTTCCGGCGTCTCACTGACTGGAGGCGCGAGGCGATTGTCGTAGTCGCGCTGGGCGCCTTCGAGCATTGCGTTGAATCTTGCGTTCATGATCGCCTCCAGTAGTGGCGGGGTTATTCAGGTGTGCGCTTTTCTTGCTTGGCCTTGACGGCGCAGTCGGCGTGTTGAGTTCGCCAGCCGCCTGAATACCGCTCAAAGTGGCCTTGGCCGACCTCTACACGCTGATTGCAGCGGTAGCAGGTGCCGGGATGCTTGTTTCTCATGCGATATACCCGCCAGGCATAGTGACAACGACACGCTTGGCAACAGGGTCATGCATCCGACCTTTGGCGCAGTCGTGGACGTCGGGGCGGGGCTTGCGGGGCAGGGGTGGGGCTGTGCGTTTCATGACTTCGACTCCGCGCTCATAGCTGCGTCGACCAGATCGTTAAACCGGCCATTATGGAAATAGAGGCAATCGCCACCGTCCGTGACCGATGCATCCTGTATCTTCTTGAAGCGGTAAGGCGTTGTTTTTTGTAGCCACCCATAACGATCAAACTCTTGTCGGAGTTCTTCGTTTTCGGCGATCAGTGCCAGCACTGCGGCTGGGCTGGCGGCGTCGCTGAACGCTGTTTCAGCCTGATGCCATGCCTCCGCGCACTCATCTCCGCCGTGCAGGCAAAGATCCACATAGGTGTCCTCAGCAGCATTCGCTATGCGTTTCAGTTCGCTGTAGTCGGTCATCACACTCACCTCCAATCGCCCAATAAAAAGCCCGGCACAAGTCCGGGCTTTACTCACTCACGAAGACCTCCCTACGTGAGAGTGAATGTGCCTCCTGCTGGAGGGCTTGGCTGTCTGCTACATGGCTGCAAATCCTCCGCTTGGTTGTACAGGTTCGTGCGCAACCATTTGCGCTTGCAGCTGTACCTGCATGGGGGGTGTGATCTGCGCGGAAGGCAAGCCCCGCTTTGCGCCTCTGAGTGCGCCCCCTCAAGCCACGCTCCGGTGATTTCTCACTGCCTGGTCGTGGTCTCGCGTTCCTCCCGAGGTTGCGAACCCTCGCTTTTCGGCTAGCTGCCAGCGCCTTAATGTCTGCTGGCGGTTCAGATCACACTCCGATGCACCCTCTCTAAACGAGTTTTCCCAGAGAGATATCGGGCCGATTTACGTCAGGCGGACGCGCGACGAAGATCAAAAGCAATAAATGAATTACTGAATAGGCAATCTGCGGACCGGGCGCGCGACGCGCTCGTTGCTCTTGGCGTCGTAGCCGAGCCAGCCATCTCCAAAGTCCATGGTGTAGGCGTCGTAGGCGGAGACCTGCGAACTCGACCAAACCCAGCCAGTCAGCCTACCGTTGAGGTTCAGCCATATCTCATAAAGCTCGGCAGCGGCGGGAAGGTAGAAGTCGGCATGACCTTCTGCCTTGTGCTCGTAGGCGGCAACTGCTGCTGGGTATTCACCATCGGAATCAACCAGTGCGGCGGTGTTGGCCATCCCATCGATCAGGCTGCTGGCTGGCGACAGGTCGCCGTACGGACCCCACTCAAAACTGCCCAGCTCATCACCAAGGATCAGGTGGTAACTCGACTCTGTACCGCGTGCAGGCATTACGCCTGCGTAAATTCCGCCTTGTCCTAGCCAAACCTCACCAATGGCAGGTGGCTGAATACTCTGCGCTGTGTTCATGTTGATTTCCTGTCGGGTTGTTGTGGCTTTCGAATGCCTCCCGGGGTTTGAGAGGCATTTGTAAAGCCAGATGGCGATCCGGAAACAGCCAGAAGCCATCTGATATCCGGTCGCTCTCTACTGGAGGCAGCGACTGGTTGTTTCGTCAGAGGTTTGATGCAGGGGGCCGCGTTGCGCGGCGTGGACTCTTCCGCATCCCGCTGCGCACTCTTAGAATGCGCAGGAAGATGGTTCAAGAGATCTTGCCCAGGACTTCCCGGCTGAATGCGTGGATGCTCATGTGCGCCCTTACCGTCATCAGCTGGCGCTGCTTGATGTGGCTGCGCATCGCAAGGTCTGCCATGTCGGCAGGATCAGCCTCAAGCGCTGCGATCGCTTCATCAACGCCGCCGAACCACTTTTCCAGAAGCCTTGCGCAGGAAGCGGCGGCTTCGTTGACTACCTCATCACTTGCTTCAAACGCTGAATTGCTCATGGTCTTTCTCCGTTAATTTCCAATGCCGCCTCATGGAAGCAGCTTTAGAAGTTTGGGGATTTCAGCGGCGCCAGAAGGTGAGCACCAAGCTTTCATCAACGCTGTACGCAAACCCATCAGCGATACACATAACGGCCACTTCCAGAACTTCGGCCTTGTCGCGGCATTGCACTTTGTGAGTGATCATCTTGTGTTGCTCCGTTCGGTTGATTTTCCAGATGCGCCTGTTTCCAAGCGCATCGAGGAAATCTGTCATTCCGTTCTGCTTAAAGAGCTTTGTTCAAGTCGGTCTCCTTCCGGAGGCTTGGAGATCACTTCGCTGATCCCGGGCTATCTGGCGGCTTCACCAGTCGTGTGGCGGGTCTTGTCAGGCCCTGGCCGGTGTTTCGTTCGGCTTGAGGTCATTTAAGCTTGCTTAAAAGGCCGCGTCAAGCATGCTTACTGAAAAAATTTAGCATGCTTAATCATGGGGCGACAAAAAGCCCGCGCTAGGCGGGCTTCAGTTACAAATCTATCGACGTTCGGCTTAGATGTCTCCGTCGAAACTGTGGGCTACGTATCTCCCGATGACGGATACATGCTCAAGCTGGTCAGGGTTCAGACTTTCATCTGGATTCTTCGAGGAATTGTCGGAGCGAATGATAAGGCCTCCGTCGAATCTCTTATATAGCCGCTTGATACGCAATTCGTTGCCGTACCGGATCCCATAAACCTTACCGTCCTGAATTGCGGTGTTGCTTAAGTCAAGTGTGACCTTGGATCCCTCCGGGAGTGTTGGCTCCATCGATTCGCCAGTGATTATGAAGTCTGAAAGATTCTTGGGGTTCAGCCGCTTTCGCCTAATCCAATCCATCCGATATGCGTTTCCCTGATCCTGGTGCACTTCCTCTATCACCATTTCTCCCGTCCCTGCTGCAAATCTCACCTCAATGCGAGGCACGATAATGAACTGGTCATTTGGAAGATCCTCAGGCGCTTCCCACGCAATAACATTTTGCCCCGGAGTGAATGGTTCCGGGACTCCCTCACCAGTCGCGATCCACCTTGCGCTAACTCCTGACTCTGAAGCCAGGGCGAAAAGGTTCTCTGGTTTTATAGATGCGGTTTCGCCAGTCGTCCACTGAGTAACGGCGGATGGGGACACACCGCAGCGCTTCGCCATCTCGCTTTTAGAGAGCTTGCTGTGCTCGATCGCCAATGCCACCCGCTCATGCCGACCGGCAGGCTCTGAAACATCTCGTCCGAAAAAATTCATTTGCAAGCCCTAGAAAAAAGTTAAGCGAGCTTAATTCCGTCGAGGTTAAGCATGCAGTGCCGTCTTGCGCTTGCTCATTAAGCATGCTTAAATTCAACCAAACTAAGTGGAGCGCTTATGAAAAAGACTGAGGTTTTAAACCACTTCAAAGGCGTCAGTAAGGTTGCTGAGGCTCTGGGCATTAGCCCTGGAGCGGTTTCTCAGTGGCCTGAATCGGTGCCTCCCCTTCGCCAGCTTCAGTTGCAGGCGATCACTGGCGGCGCACTCAAGGCATCCGAAGATGCCATGCGCTTCCTTACCCCTGCCGCCTAACCAATTCCAAGTCACGAAAGGAAATCACCGATGTACGAAGACCCAAAACATCTGAACCACAACGAGACAAAAGTGCGCCTGAGCGATGAGTACGACGAGTACCTGCGCTCACTGGCGAAGATCCACGGGACGCAGAAGGCCGTATTGGCGCGGGAAATCCTGAAGGCTGCGATTCAGCAGATGAGGGACGAGCTTACCCGCACCCAAGACGTGGCCTGAAGGCCCTTATGGAGGCTTTATGCCTGAGAACCACGACGACCTGTCACTTCGACAGATCGCGGATGAAGAGGATATCGAGCTGCTGAGGCAAGAGGCCAAAACACTCGGGATTACGCCAGAGCAACTGGCCAAGGAAATGATTGAGAAGCACATCGTCGCAAGAACAAGACCGAAGACGATGCCAGGGACGATTCAGCCATTTCGCAAACCGTATTCACCAGCGAAAGCAAAGCCTGATGAGGGCCTGAAAAGTGAAGACACCTAAATCGCAGACACAAAAAACCCGCCTGGCCGGGCGGGTCTTTAACACAACGCATTGCACAACGTTCTGGAGCGAATAATGACCAATCTCGATACCAGCGTCAACCCCCCGGTATTTACATCGCACGCCGTTAGCTTTCACCAGCACGCCGCCATGTATGCCGCCCGCATGATCCGCTTCCAATACACCAACGACTCCAAGACCAAGTTCCGCCGCGAATGTCTCCAGCATCTGAAGGCATCCCTGTCGCACGAAGGGGAATCGGCATGAACTACGGATTTATCTACTGCATGGCAAATGACTCGATGCCTGGGCTCTACAAAATAGGCCAAACCGAGCGGCCACCTTCCTACCGCAGAGACGAGCTGTCCCGTAGCACGTCCGCGCCTACTGCATTCGAGATCCTGATGTACGTGGAGACCGAACAGCCTCGCGAGGTTGAGCGGTTGGTCCATGACCGCCTTAATGAGTATCGCGTCAATGAAGGGCGCGAATTCTTCCGCATCCCAGATCTCAAGATCGTCCACGAACTGTTCCTCGGCATCTCCGATCTCGTCCTGCTCACCAATCAGGCGAATTTCATCATTTATGTTGAGCCGGAGTTTGCAGCATGAGCAGAGTCGCCACGTTACGAGGACAAAACACCATGCCGCTTCAAGCCTTGCTTGATCGGCCAGTGGCCTATCACAGTTCCTTCGTGAAGCTTGGAGCTGGCGCTACAGGCGCCCTGATGCTCTCTCAAGCGGTTTACTGGTCGAGCCGGACCAATGACAAGGATGGCTGGTTCTACAAATCACAAATCGAATGGGAAGAGGAGACAGGCCTTACCCGTTACGAGCAAGAAGGTGCTCGCAAAAAGCTTGCAAAGCTTGGCTTCCTACAGGAAGTAAAAAAGGGCCTTCCATGTAAGCTTTACTACCGCGTAGCCCTTGATTTACTTGTCGCAACCTTGGATGGGGAAAACCCCCAAACAAGCATGGGGAAAACCAACGAACAAGGTTGTGGAGAACCAGCAGACAAGCTAGGGGAAAACCAGCAGCCTATTACAGAGAATACAACAGAGAGTACTTCAGACTCTCAAGGCGCGAGCGTCGCTGACATTTTCGAAGCCAGTGCCTACCGTCCGATGACCCTGGGTTGGAAGCCAGATTTAAAAGCCCTCAAGGCTTATGCATTTGCCCAAGGCGTAAACCAATCTCTATTCACCGATGCCTTGATCGCTAGCTTCTCGTGTCATCACTCCGCACACCCAGAAATCTGCGATACAGCTGCCGGCTGGACCAACAAATTGGTTGGCTGGGCGAAGCGTGACAGAACGGTTTCGGAAGCTTCGGGCGCGTCTAGCCAGATCCCGGCGCAAGAGATTCTGGAACTCTATCATCAGCACTGCCCGCAGATGGCTTACGTCACCGTGCTCGATCCCAAGTTGCGTAACCTCGTTGGAGAGCGCTGGGCTGAGCACCAAGTGCATCAGGATCTAGGGTTTTGGTCAGATTACTTCGCTGAAGCAACCAAGCTTCAGCAGGTCTTCTATCGTGGCGCCAAGCGTGCTCCGTACTTCGAGGCCCTGATCAGTCGCGACGTGTTCCGAGATGTTATGGAGGGTCGTGCAAATGCGTGATCCCTACAGCATCGAGGCCGAACACGGCCTGCTGGGCGCGATGATGATGCGCCCTGAGTTGATCGACACCCTGAGTGATGACCTATCCGCTGAGTCGTTCTACTTCCCAGAAAACGCCAATGTTTACCGGGGGATCATGGCGGTTCGCGCGGCCGGGCAGTTTGTTGACTTCCTGACCGTTGGGAACCGCATCGGCGATCTGGATAGCGGGGCGCCTGCCTTCGCCTATTGCGCTGAAATCGTCAAGAACACACCGAGCGTGGCCAACGCATCAACCTACGCCGCAATCGTCCGTGAGCGCGCAATAGACCGCGCTCTGTACGATCTGGGCAGCAATGCGATGGACATTGCGCAGAGCGAGCAGGATACCCAGTCGAAAATCTCCGCAATCCAAGCTGCCGCGATGGCGATCGATAGCGGCGCTGGCTCGGATGACGTGGTGCGGGCGTCTGACATCCTCGGTGATCAAGTTGAAGTTTGGCAGGATCGGTATGACCGCTACCAGAAAGGCGAAACGCTGATCGGGCTGTCTACTGGTCTGGATGACCTCGACAAGGTGCTGGGCGGACTTCAACCAGAGCAACTGATCATCGTTGCCGGCCGCCCAGCTATGGGCAAGACCACGTTGGCCATGGGCTTTGTGATCGATGCAGCTGTTCGCCAATCGAAATCCGGCCTTGTCGTCAGCCTGGAGATGAGCAAAGGCCAGTTGATCGACCGCGCCGTGGCCTCAGAAGGGAAAATTCCGCTAAGCCTGATCAAGAACGGCACAGCCTGCGAGACCCACAGCCATCAGCTCTCAGTCGCCTCGTCGAAGATCCACAAGTCAAAACTGTTCATTGCAGACCGTGCCGGCGCAACTGTTGGCCGTATCCGCTCGCTCGCCCGTCGCCACAAGATGCGTTATGGCCTCGACATCCTCATGGTCGATTACCTCCAGCTCATGGAAGGCGAGGGCGGTAACCGTACCGAAGAAGTCAGCGGCATAAGTCGGGGCTGCAAGCTTCTGGCTCGCGAGCTTGGTATCCCTGTCGTGCTGCTCAGCCAACTCTCCCGCAAGTGCGAGGAGCGCCCGAACAAACGCCCTATCCCGTCTGACCTGCGCGAGTCCGGCGCCATTGAGCAGGACGCCGACGTAATCCTCTTCGTGTACCGCGACGAGGTTTACCACGAGAACAGCGAATACAAAGGCGTCGCCGAAATCATCATCGGCAAGGGCCGCGACGTCGAGACCGGCACTGTTCGCGCCGCATTCCTCGGCCAGTACAACCGCTTTGAAAACCTCGCCGCCGGTTGGAAAGCCGAACCAGTAGAGACCGCCGCCAAAGTGACGCCTCTCTCCAGCCGCTATGCCAACAAGGAGAAATTCTGATGGCCGATGACATCGACATCGCGCAAGAGCGCATAGAGGCCGACATTGCCCACCGCATTGCATCGCGCACCGTTTACACCGGCATCAGCGCCAAAGAGTGCGAGGAATGTGGTGAGGATATTCCCGAGGATCGCCGCGCTGCCGTGAAGGGCGTGAAGGTTTGCGCGCCTTGCGGGGCTTTGGTTGAGCTGCGGGCGAAGGGAGTGCGAAGAGCATGATCGACATGAATGAAGTGATCGACCTACAACGGAAAGGCGATTTTGCCGAGCTGACGCGTCGGGGCGTGCAAATAACTGACGGCAAGATGGATCAGGCCGAAGGCTGGGCCAAAGCATGCTTTAGCGGATCGCGCGCCCATTACTTTGTCCTGTTATCTGCTGACGCAATTGGACCTGGCGGACGCTACCGCTCCTGGAAGTCGGTATGTGGCGCAGAAGCCACGACGCACGACAAGGTGCCGATGTTCGGCATGGGTAACTGGGAGCGTTGCAAGTCTTGCCTGAAAAAGCGAAACGCACAGCGGAGCCTTGAAGCGACTCAAGCTGAGCACATGGGGAGCGGAGGCCAGCCATGAGTAACGTCATCGTCAAACCTCGCCACTTCTGGTCTGCCGGCGCCAGTCGAATCCGCGATGTGTTCCGTCTGGCGTTCCAGTTCGCCGCCGAGCTGTCCGTCTCCAGCGCTGTCGAGATCATCGTCCGCCCGGTGAAGTCCCGCCGCACCCTGGAACAGAACGCCAAGCTCTGGGCGATGCTGGGCGACATCTCCCGCCAAGTTGATTGGCCGGTCAATGGCGTCATGCAGAAGCTCGACAGTGAAGACTGGAAGGCCCTAATGACCGCTGCAGCCCGCCAAGAGATCCGTATGGCCCAAGGCATCAACGGCGGTGTGGTCATGCTGGGGGAAAGCACCCGACGCATGACAGTGGCCGAGCTGGGCGACGTCATCGAGTGCATGTACGTCTTCGGCGCCGAGAAGGGCGTCACCTGGAGCGAGCCAAAAGGGCAGATGCCAGAGACTTGGGAGGCGGCAGCATGAGCCAGTTCAAGCCGGGCGATCTTGCCCTGACCATCGTCGACGACCCGGAAATTCCAGCCTACAGCGTTGTGACGCTCGATTCCGCGATCAAGAAGGGCGAGGACTGCCTTACATGGGACGAAAAGCCTTCAGTGGCAAAGGAGGATGGCTGGTTTGTCATCCATACGAACGCCGCCGACGAGCGCTTATATGCCGAAAGGGAGTTGATGCCGTTGAAAGGCAATTTCCAGCCAGAGCAGCAAAAGTCGCGGGAGGTGGTTGAGTGAGCTCCTACAACGACGATATTCAGAAATGGATCAAACGCAGCAATCGCAAGGCAGCGAAGTTGATCCGTTCGGAAAACGGAAAGCACCACATCGTCTACTTCGACAAGGGGAAAGCCCGCGTTGGCGTTGTAGCTGACGGGATGTATTGCCGCTACGGCGTTGCATGCCGGGGGGCGATGTACAGCGCAGATCCACTGAGCCTGTGGCAATCAGGCCCTGGGGCATGCACGCAAGCCGATGTACAGATTATGGCCGACTACATATTGGATACCTGCTTACTTCCTGATTTCGATTTCGGATCGATCAAGGGGCTGAAATGGTGATCTCGACCAAGCCCCGCAAAGCCAAGACCTGCACCAACCCAGAGTGCGGGACCTCATTCGACCCTCAACGCCTCGGTCAGAAGGTCTGCAGCCCTGCCTGCGCGCTAGCAACCAAGGACGTGAACGCTGACAAGGCGCGCAAGGCTCTTGCCGATGTTGGCCGAAAGGAGCTTAGAGCGGCCAAGGAGCGCGTTAAGCCGAAGGGGCAGTACATGCGTGAGGCTCAAGTGGCGATCAACGCTTGGGTGCGATTACGCGATGCCGCGCTTCCATGTGTGAGCTGTGGTCGTCACCACGATGGCCAATACCACGCTGGGCATTACCGGACAGTTGGTTCAAACCCGGCGCTGCGCTTCGAGCCGATGAACATCCACAAGCAATGCGCCCCCTGCAACAACCACAAGTCCGGCGACATCATGAACTATCGGATCGAGCTGCTGAAACGCATCGGCGCCGAGAAAGTGGAATGGCTTGAAGGCCCCCACGAACCCAAGCGCTACACCATCGAAGACCTCAAGGCCATCACCGCCGAATACCGCGCCAAGACCCGTGAACTCAGGAGAGCAGCCGCATGATCCTTCGCCTCTACTTCTGCTTCATGTTGTTACTCGGTGGAGGGCTGCTCGAATGCTGCCGCCGGCTGTGGATTAAGGACAAGGCTCGGCGGGGGATTCGGCCATGAACTGGACACCAGTAGGCGAAAGCAAGCGCTGCATCTCGTCCGAAGAGGGCTATCTGGTCAGCAAGTATTCGATGCAGGTCGGATTCGCGTATGTCGCGCGAACTCCGGCGCCGGCCTCGAAGATCCTCAGTGCCGGCACCGATCTGGCCAAAGCCAAGGCCGCATGCGTCACACATCTTGAATCGACAAAGGGGAAGGCTGCATGAGCCAGGTGAAGCGCTTCGCCATGAACACGGTCGGCCGAGATTTTGCGGTTGGCGATATCCACGGGCACTTCACGCGGTTGCAAGCGGCACTGGACGCGGCCGGCTTCGATCCAGCCGCTGACCGCTTGTTCAGCGTCGGCGATTTGGTTGATCGCGGGCCTGAGTCGCTGGATGTTGATGAGTGGGTGCTGCGCAAGCCTTGGTTCCACGCCGTGCGCGGCAACCATGAGCAGATGACCGTTGACTCGCACGCTGCCGGGCGCACCAGCGATCAATGCGGCATGCACTTCATCAATGGAGGCGCATGGTTCTACGGCCTGTCGAGCGTCGAGCAGGACTGCTATTCCAGCATTCTTGAGGACTTGCCGCTGGTGATTGAGGTTGAGACCACGAATGGCATTGTCGGGCTTGTGCATGCCGATGTCCCGAGCAAGGGCTGGAAGCACCTGATCGATACTCTGGATTCTGGAGGGCCTGAAGCGGACCACGTTGCAGCGATGTGCCAGTGGTCGCGCTCTCGTATCAGTGATAGCGATGAAAGCGGCGTGGAGGGTGTTCGCGCCGTGATCGTAGGGCATACGCCTCTTCGCCAGCCTGCAATCCTCGGCAACGTCTACCACATCGATACCGCTGGCTGGATGGACGGACACTTCACGCTGGTGAATCTCGCAACCCTCGAATGCATTCCGCCGCCGAATCCAAAGCTTCACTGGGACTGGGAGGCTCGAGCATGAGTCCTGAACTGCAGTACCCGATTGTGTTCGTCTCGGCATTTTTCCAAGTGTTCCTGCTTGGTTTGAACAGCAAGTTGCTGCGCGACGACAAGATCGTTGCAGGCTTTTTCGTGAGCTGGATGATCACCTTGGCACAGTTCGCCTACATCTGGGCGGTTGCGCACTTGAACATCTCCACCGGTTACTTCCTGATCGTCTCCGGCTTCGGCGGCTCGATCGGCATTACTGCGGCTCAGTTTTTCTACCGCTGGTACGACTCAAAATTCCACCGCAAAGGGGCAGCAGCATGACCGATACCAAGCCGACCAACCCAAAAGATCTGATCGGTAGCGGGAAGTTGCCGCTGCACCTCTGGCCTGTTACTGCCACCGCGCTGGGGAGCCTTGGCCTGCTCGACGGGATGCTCAAGTATGGGCGCTCTAATTTCCGTGCTGTTGGTGTTCGTGCGTCGATCTACTACGACGCGGCCAGCCGGCACCTGAACGCATGGTGGGAAGGTGAGGCGGTCGATCCAGACAGTGGCCTTCCACATCTGGCCCACGCGCTTGCGTGCCTTGCGATCATCGTGGATGCAGAGGCCGCTGGAAAGTTCAACGACGACCGCATGCACCCTGGCGGATACCGAGAGCTGATCAATTCGCTTACGCCACACGTTGCCCGCTTGAAGGCTGTACACGCCGACAAGTCCCCAACGCACTACATCATCGAAGGGGCTCAATAATGGCCGAGCGCAAAGTAACCGACGAGCAGCTTGCTGACGCGCTGGAGTCTATGAGCCTCAAGCAAGCCGCCGAGTACTTCGGCATGAACGTGCGCAGCATTGAGAAGCGCAAGGCAAAGCTCGCCATCAGAGGGGCTATTCCGACCCCTCAGGACAAGGTCGTCGATTCCGTCAATGCTCGGTGCTACGTCATCACTGCGGCGGTCAACGCGACCAAGGCCCACTCGGCGTTCCTGAAGACCCTGCAGCTTTACTGCTCGGTCAATGGTGCCAAGCTGATCGTGATCCCGATGCGGTACAAGAACCCGACCAGCCGCGACGAGTCGGGCAACGACGAATGGTGGGATTCCCGCTTGGTGCCGTACATCATCCATGAGCGGACCAAGATCGCTAAAGGGCTAGTGGTGCTGGCCGACATCAAGGTCCAGCCGACGGCAGCCAACCCGCTTCAGGGCTGGCTGACGGTCAGCGGTACCGCCTCGGCAATCCTCGGGCACACCAAGATCGCGCTGAAGTCGGTGGCCACGAAGGTTGGCGACCCGGCCAAGCTGGTCATGACCACCGGTGCTTGCACAGTCGAGCAGTACAGCGACACCAACGCCGGCGCGAAGGGCTGCTTCCACCACACCATGGGGGCAGTGGTGGTCGAAGTCGACGGCAGCGGCAATCACATCCGGCACATTTGCCCGCTGAAAGACGGCAGCTTCTACGACCTCGACACGAAATACACCGTGAAAGGGGCTGAGTACGCTCCAGAGGTCGAAGTCCTGACCATGGGCGACGTCCATGCCGAGTTGGCCGATGCACAGGTTACGCAGGCCACCAAGGCGCTTGTCGAACGTGTGCGTCCGCGCTTCCTAGTGCTGCACGACGTGCTGAACTTCGGCTCGGCCAGTCACCACGCCAAGTACTTCGAGAAATTCCGCCGGCACGTCACCGGCAAGTCCAGCGTACTGCGCGAGCTGGTCACCACCGCCAAGCACATCGACCTGCTGTCGTCGTTCGCCGGCAAGACCATCATGGTTGGCTCGAACCACAACGACCACTTCGGCCAATGGCTGGAAGGCTCGGAGCACGCCCACGACCTGGAAAACGCGCTGGTCTACCACGAAACAAAGGCTGCCATGCTCCAATCCATCCACGACGGCAGCTACTGCGACCCGTTCAAGTACTGGATGGACAAGCTGATGGCCTCGGCAAGCCGCCTGCAATGGCTCAAGCCTGGCGATTCCTTCACTCGTCACGGTATTGAGTATGGATGGCACGGCCATCGAGGGCCTAATGGGGCCCGCGGATCTACCCGCGGGTTTGCCAGCATCGGCGCCAAGGTCACCAAGGGGCACAGCCACGGAGCGGAGATCGTCGACGGCGCGCATTCGGTCGGCACCAGCTCGAAGATGAACATGGGCTACAACGTCGACAGCCCCAGCGGCTGGACGCACACGCACGAAATTACCTATTTGAACGGCAAGCGCACCCTGATTCATTGCGTCGGTGGTGCCTTTTTCCGTAGCGAACCTTCGGCAGCAAAAGGGGTGGCGGCATGAAAGCTCAACTGCAAATTTCGTGGCTTGCCATGGTCACCGCTTGGGTTTGCGGCATCGCGCTCGCCAAGGGTTTCTGGATGACAGTCCTCTGCTCGGTTGTTCCGCCGGTGGCGTGGGTTGTTTTTGCTCAGCATGTGATGGGGGTGTGATCATGACTTACCGCAACGTCGTATCCGCAGTTGTCCGCGCTCTCGCCGCCGAAACGATCAACTCTGCCGGTGGTAATGACTTCGAACCGAAGGTCCAGTGCGCCAAGCAGAAGGGGGGAATCGTCGGCAAGGAGGCTGCATTTCTCCAAGACTGCTGGGTCTTCGGCCGCTTACACAAGGGGCTTGAGCCTGCCCAATGGCGCGCTCTGGTGGCGAAGTTCTCCACGCACACCGATCGCAAGCACGCTGCTATTACCGAGCTAACGCGAGCTATCCAATCACCAGCACCTGAGCGGTTCCGTCATTGCGCCGTTGTTACTTGGGCGTTGCCGAAGCTGCCGGGTGTGGAGGGTAAGCGATCGACGAGCGTCCTGCCGGCCGCATGGTATGAAATGTCGAACTGGGATGAGGATGGCCGGCCCGAGCCGACCTTGCGGCGGTGGCGCACTTCGATTCGCAAGGCTCTTGATGACCAAGTAAATGAAGCGCTTTGTGCGGCGCAAGACATTCTTGATCGCGAAGGTCTTCTGATGGGGGATGTTGCATGAAGAAGCGGATCTCGCATGAGAGGCTTAAGCAGGTTTTGCGTTACAGCCCTATGGTTGGGGTATTTGAATGGAGAGTCACCGGAAGAAAGATCCGCCCTGGGTATCTTGCAGGCTGCATAGACAGTCATGGGTACATCACCCTGATGGTTGATGGCGTGCGCTACAAGGGGCATCAGCTCGCATGGTTCTATATGACCGGAGCGTGGCCAGAAGATGGCATTGATCATAAAGATGGTGATCGCTCGAACAATGCGTTCACCAACCTTCGCGAGGCGGACCAAGAGAAGAACCAAGCTAACCAGAAAATCAGCAGTTCGAACACCAGCGGAGTGAAGGGCGTCTATTACTGCAAGTCCACGAAAAACTGGGTTGCGCGCATATTCAGCCACAAAAAGATTGCCTATCGAGAAGAGTTCGAGACTCTTGATGCGGCGACCGCTGGTGTTCGCGCAGCAAGGGAAAGATTGCACGGTGAGTTCGCAAATCACGGAATTCATAAATTCGAGCAAGAAGAGCTTGACGCCGGGTGATCAAACGATCAATATTCACGTCATCTTGGGTTATGTACGTTTGTATGTGACGCAGACAAGATCAAGCCCGACCACTGAGTTGGGCTTTTTTGTGCGTGAACACTTTTGACTGAGCCATCATGCCGGATGCTCTGGGCTCCTTCGTAACTCCGGCCTTATCAACCAACGCCAAGTGACCGCAGATGCGGAAATCGTCTTTATCGAAGATCTGCCTGTGACTGAGAGGCCTAAGGTTGAAGTTTGGGATAGACATTTCTGCTGCCACCTAACGGCAATAGCAGGCGTGCCGAGAGTTCGAATCCTTCAGGCAGATCTTCGATGTAGATGAATGCGCAGGCTGATGCGTAACGCCATAGCTCGAAGTGACCGGCAATCGAGAGATCGAAAAGACCGGGCGGCTAGAGTCGAGAAAGCCGGAGATCAGCTCCGGCCATCTGCACCAATTTCAGTCCCGGCAGCCTCTCAACGATGCACAAATCGCCCGGCAAGGCCCAGCTCTCACCAAGCTGGGCCTTTTTATTTTCATCATCCACTGCTCCCCAGCAGTTTGGCGCCCACACTGGCGCCTTTTTTCTTTCCACTACATGCAACTGAGAGGTCGAGCGCATGGAATTTATTCATCGCCTGATCGATTGGTTCAGCTGGGCATTTGCAGGTCTGGCCGGCGCAGTTGCTGCGAGCTGGTGGCACCGAGAAGACCTTGTAGACCGGAAGGCATGGTTCATCTTTATTTTCTCTGGCGCTGTCTGCGCTCACTACCTAACTGGCTTGGTCAGCTCCTACTTCGGAGTGGTTGAGCCGCGCAGTGTTGCTGGTGTCGGATTCCTGCTTGGTACGTTTGGCGGATCGCTTATCGCTGCAGTTACCCGGGCCATCAAGGCTGCCGACCTTTGGGCGATGATTCGCCAGCGGTTCGGCGGAGGCAATCCATGAACACCCAACACCTCAGCACCACATTCATCGCCATTGTCGCGCTGCATGCACTTTGGTGTGTGCTCGCAAGGAAAGTGAGCGACGGTATCGTTGGGAAGGTCATTTACATGACGATTGCCCTTTCAGGCTTTTCCATCGTTACCCGCTCCGAGGCTGTGTACATCACGCCAACGGTCGCCGGCATCACATTCCACGGAGCACTGGCATTGGCTGGGATTCGACACTGGTTCATCGCCAATCACTGGCCGCGGGTCAAAGCATGGCTTTGCCGCTACCTGCACTGTGAGCAATGCCTGAACGAACCAGCTGCGCCACACCCAGAATCTGGTGACAAATGAAAGCCATCCTTGCTTGGATCATCCACAGCATTCTTCCCGCATGGATTGCAAAACGCATCGTAGAGGTTCCAACCATGTCCGAATTGCCTGAAGAAGTCCAAACTGCGCTCGCTCCGGCGGCCGAAATGACCGTCAACGACCTGCAGGCAGCGCTCGTTCCGGCGCCAGATAATGCAGCTGGGGGCCGCGCTGGTTCCGGCACCGATTATGTGGCTCTTACCGCGACCTTGGTGAAGGTTGTCGATCCTGCCGCTGCGCCCGCAGCTGATGCAGTCCTCGCCCTGGACGCCATGATCCCCGCCGGCACCATCTCCAAGCTGGAGACGATCCTTGCCGCGCTGGGTCACGAACTCCCAGGGTTCTGGTCTGAAGCTGTAGCGCTCGCCAAGAAAGCGTAACGATTGAACCAAAGGGCGCCTAGGCTCATGCCGGCGCCACTCTCTACACGCAATAGACTGCGCATGTCCTGCTGAAATGGCTGGAATACTGGCAGTAGATTGCAGATCTCACGGTGACATATGAGCGCAGACCTCAAAGTCGTCAGCCTTCCGCGTGAGGGATGGCGTGAGCCAGTTGGCACGCTGCGCCTCATTGCTGATCAGATGGAAAGCGGCGAGATCGAAGCTTGCTCCATCGGCGCCATGGTGATGATCTACGAATCCGGCGGTGTCGGGCTGTTCGACTTTGGCCCGAAGGCTGAAGACCTGCAGACCCTCGCAGCGTTCAGGATCGGCGAACAGCTGATGCTCGACACCATCCTCGACGGTGAGTGATATGGCCAAGCTCACATTGAAGGCCTACTACCCCTGGCGGTTCAGGCTCTACGTTGTGGCCGTGCACACCTTTGCTTTTCTCGCTGGCCTTGAAGCAGATGAGGAAGTGCTGCAGCGACATGCACGGGCAGCCAAGCGTTACCGCGAGATCATCCCGACTGACGAGGCGCAATCATGAGCGAGCCGATAGGTGATCATGTGCACCACGTAGGTGACGGGAGAGGCCGACGACTTGTAATTCTGGATGGCTCGGAATTGAGCCATGTTATCTGGTGCGACACATTGGCCGGCGTTGCAGTAGTAGCCGACCAGCCTTTGCACTCTTCTGATGGCGAAACAGTGGATATACACCCTGTATGGGGGAAGATCATTGTGAGGCCTATCGAATGAGCGCCATGACCAGCACTGTCAGCATCAAGCTTGCATGGTGGCTTCCGGCATACATCGCCGGGGTTCGTTTCATGGCTGAACTAACAGGCATGGAGCCTGATATGGATCGGGTCGAGAAGTGGATCCGCCGAGGCATAAAACTCAACATATTTGACAGTCAACGGTGAGCAAATGGGCAAGAAAGCACCAAAGCGCGAGCCGACATTCATCGAATGTATTGACCGCATGATGTTTGGGCTGAAGATCTTCGGTTGGGTTTATACGGCGCTGGTAATAGCCCCTATGACCATCATGATTGTCTGGCTACTTTCGCATATCCGAATCACTTTCTGAGCAGGCGGAGTAGCCAATGACCACGATCGCCTACAAGGACGGGATCATCGCCTATGACGGTCGAGTCACTGCCGGTCGGACGATCGTCTACGACGACTTCGACAAGCTGAGAGAGCGCGATGGTGCGTTCTTCCTCGGGACTGGTGCAACGAGCGAGATCAACGAACTGATCGGCGCCTACTTCGGCGAAGAGATAGCCGGGGAGTGCGGAGCAGAAGTGCTTGTTGTCCAGGATGGCACCATTGCGTTGGTCGGCTATTACGAAGGCAAGCTTGCAAAAACTCCGCTCATGCTCGAGCGACCATATTCAATCGGTAGCGGCTCAGACCATGCGCTGACGGCGCTAGACATGGGCGCATCTGCCTACCAAGCCGTAGAGATGGCCATGAAGCGTGACAGCTGCACTGGCGGCAAGATCAGAACGCTGACCGTGAAGGTTGAATCGTGATCCGCCCAATGCCTCCTGCCTCACTCCTTGAGCTTTCGGAGCTATCAGACTTCGGTATTCGGCTGACACCTGCACCCGAGGTACTCGATTGGCTCCAGGTTCAAGTGTTCTCCGTTGATGGGGAGTTGCACAACGAAGACCACACCCACTTGATCGACGCTGGCATCTGCTTCCTGTGGGCATCATCAGGGTTCAGCAAGCAAGGAAGATTCGTGCTCGGGCAAGCTGAGCAGGTAGCTTTCCGTGCTGGCGGGTGGCAGAAGGCTCGGATGGAGCAGCAGATGTTCGATTGGTTCGGTCGAGTGCCGGACTTCATCATCACGCTGGCCGCTGACTTCTGCGCCGAGTGCTCAGATGTCGAGTTTTGCGCACTGATTGAGCATGAGTGCTACCACATCGCTCAGGCGAAGGATGGCTTCGGCGCTCCAAAGTTCACGCAGGAAGGCCTGCCTAAGCTGGAGATGCGCGGCCATGACGTCGAGGAGTTTGTCGGAGTGGTTCGCCGCTACGGCGCAAGCGCTGACGTCCAGGTGTTGGTGGACGCTGCAAACAAGCCTGCCGAGGTAGGCAAATTGAATATAGCGAGGGCCTGCGGAACCTGTCTGCTCAAGTCGGCCTGACTTTGACAGTACTTTGACGGATGCCCATCTATGGCCGCACTCAGAGACGAGGTGAAAGCCTTTGTAGTACAGGCTCTAGCCTGCTTTGACACGCCATCGCAAGTGGTGGTGTCCGTCAAAGAAAGATTCGGGCTCGAAGTTACCCGCCAACAGTGCGAGGCATACGACCCAACCAAGTACGTTGGACGCAACCTGCACGTGAAGTGGCAGATGCTGTTCAACGACACCCGCAAGAGGTTTCGCGAAGAGACGGCCGAGATCCCGATCGCCAACCGAGCGTATCGACTTCGCACCTTGGGGCGCATGGCAGAGAAGGCCGAGAACATGAAGAACATGGCGTTGACTGCCCAATTGTTGGAGCAGGCCGCCAAAGAAGTTGGTGATGTCTACGTGAATCGCCGACTTGAACCTGAAAAGCCCCTGGGCTCCCAGGCGGACCAGCAGCACGCCGTTGCTGAGTACACGCTGGAGCCAGACGAGAATGTCCCGACTACCCCGCACCTTTGACGCCCCGGTCAAGCTGACGCCGAAGCAGGCAAACATTTACTGCTGGGGTTTCCAGCCTGAAGCACGCTTTCGTGATGCCGTGTGTGGTCGCCGGTTCGGCAAGACGTTCCTCGGAAAGGCCGAAATGCGCCGCGCTGCCCGACTTGCTGCTGAGTGGGGTGTGAGCGTCGAGGACGAGATCTGGTACTGCGCTCCAACATTCAAGCAGGCCAAGCGTGTGTTCTGGCGTCGCCTGAAACAGGCAATACCGTTGTCCTGGCGTGAATCTCGCCCCAATGAGACTGAATGTTCGATTGTGCTGAAGTCCGGGCACGTCATGCGCTGTGTTGGTCTCGACAATTACGACGACCTTCGGGGGTCCGGTCTGTTCTTCACGCTAGTGGATGAATGGGCCGACTGCAAGTACGCCGCTTGGGAAGAAGTGCTTCGCCCGATGCTCTCCACATGTCAATACACTGTTCCTGGTATTGGCTTGCGCAAGGGCGGCCACGCACTGCGTATCGGCACTCCCAAGGGGTTCAATCACTGCTACGACACATTCAAGGACGGTCAGCCAGGTGGTGAGCCCGACCACAAGAGCTGGCAATACACCTCGCTGCAGGGCGGCAACGTCCCGCCAGAAGAGTTGGAAGCTGCCAAGCGCAAGATGGACCCGCGCACGTTTCGGCAGGAATACGACGCGGGGTTCGAGAGCTATTCAGGCGTTATCTACTACACGTTCAATCGTGATGACTGCCGTACCACGTCCCGCATTGAGCCAGACGAGGCGCTGCATATCGGTATGGACTTCAACGTCATGAAAATGGCGGCAGTGGTTTATGTCGTGCGCGATGGGCTACCAATGGCGCTGGATGAATTCCACAAGATTCGTGACACGCCAGAGATGATCGAGAAGATCCAGGCTCGGTTCGGGGGACATTCAATCACGGTCTATCCAGATGCCAGCGGACAGAACACCAGCAGCAAGAATGCGAGCGAGTCCGATCTATCGTTGCTTCGCAAGGCTGGCTTCACTGTTGTTGTCGATTCAACGAACCCAGGCGTCAAAGACCGCATCAACTCGGTTAACGCGATGTTCCTGAACACCTACGGCGAGCGCCGGCTGAAGGTCAACATTGACCAATGCCCGCAGCTCACTCAGTGCTTGGAACGGCAGACGTACACCGACAAGGGCGAGCCTGACAAAGATCCGAAAAAGGGTCACGACCACATGAACGACGCGGCGGGTTACTTCATTGCGAAGCGCTACCCAATCAAAACGCGAGTCGCCTCCCAAGAATCCCTGAGAATGTAAACCTATGTCCGATGATCCGAGCAAAACGCTACCCGTCGTTGACGAGATGCGGCTGGACTGGGCCATCATCGACGCTCTCATGGGTGGAACGAGGGCCATGCGCAAGGCAGGAACAAAGTTCTTGCCGCAGTGGCCGAAAGAGGAGGGCGACGCTTATCAGGCCCGCCTGAAGACTTCGACACTGCTTCCCGCGCTGAGTGAGACAGTCCAGAACATGACAGGGCGGGTGTTTGCCGATCCGATCACGCTGACCGACGACGTGCCTGATCAAATCAAGGAGATGGCCGAAGACTTCGACCTTCAGGGCAACAACCTGCAGGTCTGGGCTCAGTCGCTGTTCAGTGGCGGCCTGTCACACGGTCTGTTCCATGTGCTGGTTGATCACCCGAAGGCCGAAGGCATCAAAACCAAGGCCGAGGAGAAGTCAGCCGGTGTGCGTCCATACGCGGTGATCATCAAGCCCGGCCAAGTGCTCGGCTGGCGATCAGCGAACAATGCTGGCGAACAGGTTCTGACGCAGTTCCGGTACATGGAGTGCGTTGAGGTTGAAGACGGTGCGTTCGGGACGAAGACCGTGGATCAGATCCGCGTTCTGGTGCCGGGCGCGTGGGCCACATATCGCCAGACTGATGACGGTAATGGCAAGAAAGTCTGGACGATCCATGAGGAAGGTCTGACAAGCCTGACCGTAATCCCGCTGGCAACGTTCTACACCAAGCGCACAGGTTTCATGACCGCGACACCGCCACTCCTTGAGCTGGCGAACATGAACATCAAGCACTGGCAGTCCCAAAGCGATCAGGACAACATCCTGCACATCGCGCGAGTGCCGATGCTTGCGGTTTCCGGTCTGGACGAAGGTCAGACGATCACCGTTGGCGCAGGTGCTGCGACTCTTCTGCCGAAAGGCTGCGATATGAAGTGGGTCGAGCACACCGGCAAGGCGATTGAGGCCGGGCGCCAATCACTCCTGGATCTTGTCGAGGACATGCGCCTCGCTGGGGCCAAGCTTCTCCAGAAGGAAAAACAAACGATCAAGACCGCTTCCCAGTCCGAGGAAGAGGCCGCGCAAGAGATGAGCCCGCTCCAGACAATGGCCGGACAACTCGAAGACGCGCTGGATCAGGTGCTGCAGTACTTCGCCATGTGGATGGGCCTGCCGGATGGTGGGCACGTCAAGGTGAAGGGCAACTTCGACGTCGATTTCAGCCCTGAGACGACCATGCCGTTCCTGCTCAGCCTCAACAAGGCTCGGATTCTTTCCGACCAAACCCTGTTCGAGGAAGTGCAGCGTCGCGGGATGCTCAGTGACGAGATCGACTGGGAAGAGGAAAAGGCCAAGGTGGCCGCACAGCCGGTGAAAGTCGCACCGCCGACTACGGCGCAACAGTAAACGAACACCGAATACAGCCCTGGCATCCGCCGGGGCTTTTTTATGGGCGCGATTCCGGATGGATAGCGCCGCGCCGGGCCGGATGGCTCAACAAATGGGCGGATGCCCGGAGATGCATCAATGAAACTGAAATTGGATGACCAAGGGCACGTGGTTCTGCAAGACGGCCTCCCAGTGTACGTGCATGCAGACGGTAAAGAGGTTGCGTTCGATGCGGCTGGTACCGTCAACACCATCACTCGGCTCAATGCAGAAGCAAAGTCCCACCGCGAAGGCAAAGAGGCTGCTGAGACGGCCCTGAAAGCGTTCGAGAGGATCGCCGACCCGGCAGCCGCCAAGCATGCGCTCGAAACCATCTCGAAACTCGATCAGAAAAAGCTGGTGGATGCCGGCGAGATCGACAAGGTACGGGATGAAATCGGCAAGGCCTATCAAGCCAAGCTTGATGCGTCTGAAACCAAAGCGCAGACCTTCGAAAAGCAGCTCTACGAAGAAAAGATCGGTGGTGCATTCAGCCGCTCCAAGTACATCGCAGACAAGCTGGCAATCCCTGCTGACCTGGTCCAATCCAAATTCGGCGCCGCCTTCAAAGTCGAGGACGGCAAGACCATCGCCTACGACCAGCACGGCCAGAAAATCTACAGCCGCACCCGTCCGGGCGAAATCGCTGACTTCGACGAAGCAGTTGAAACCCTTGTTGAGCAATACCCGCACCGCGATCACATCTTGAAAGGTTCTGGGGCTTCTGGCTCTGGCGCCTCAAACAACGGTGGGAATGGCGGTAATGGCAAGAAATCCCTCTCACGCTCTCAGTTCGACGCACTTGACCCACAGGGCAAGCATGCGCACGTGTCTGCGGGCGGTGAAGTTACCGACTGATCCCAGGAGTAATCCATGAGCAACACTCTCACCGGCCTGACAACCACCATCTACAACGCGCTGGACGTCGTTTCGCGCGAACTGGTGGGCTTTATCCCTGCCGTGTCGTCTGACATGACCTACGACCGCGCTGCGGTTGGTCAAACCGTCACCTCGCCAGTGGCGCCGGCCGCAACCGCGACCGATATCACTCCGGCAGTGACCCCGCCGAACGACGGCGACCAAACCATCGGCTCCGTGTCGATGACCATCACCAAAGCCCGCCGTGTGCCGGTGCGTTGGAACGGTGAAGAGAAACGCGGCCTGGACAACAACGGCGCCTCGTACAACGTCATCCTGCGCGACCAGCTCGCCCAAGGCATGCGCGCATTGGTGAACGAGGTCGAATCCGACATTGCCAACCTGTGCCTGAAGTCGTCCCGCGCCTATGGCACCCCTGGCACTGTCCCGTTCGCTACTAACCTGGCAGAAGCTGCGCAGATGCGCAAAATCCTGTCGGACAACGGCGCACCGATGAGCGATCTGCAGATGGTGCTGGACACCACCGCCGGCGCAAGCATGCGCACCCTTGGCCAACTGACCAAGGCGAACGAAGCTGCTGATACCAGCATGTTGCGTCGTGGCGTGCTGCTCGATGTGCACGGCTTTTCGATCCGCGAGTCGGCGCAAGTAAAAACCGTCATCGCTGGTACTGGCGCGGGCGCGACCACCAACACCACTGGTTATGCCGTTGGCGCGACCACCATTACCCTGGCTTCGGCCGGTACTGGCACCGTTCTGGCTGGCGACGTGATCACCTTCGCTGGCGACACCAACAAGTACGTCGTACTGACCGGTGATGCTGACACCTCGAACGGCGGTACTGTTGTGCTGGCTGCACCCGGCCTGCGCAAAGCCATCCCGGCAGCCGCAACCGCGATCACCGTTATCGCCGCCACCACCCGCAACATGGCGTTCGCTCGCTCGGCTCTGGCTGTTGCCACCCGCGCACCGGCGCTGCCGGAAGGCGGTGACAGCGCGTCCGACCGCATGATCATCACTGACCCTGTCAGCGGCCTCTCGTTCGAGATCTCGCTGTACAAGCAATACCGCCAGATCCAGTACGAAATCGCGCTGGCCTGGGGTGTCGCGATGGTCAAGTCGGAACACACCGCGCTGCTGTTGGCGTAATGAATGCGCCTGGGGCTTCGGCTCCGGGCGCTACAAGCCGTGGAGAAACAAATGGGCACCATTCAAGTAAAGCCGTGGGGTGAAGATCAGGGCGATTTCGTGCTGATCAACGAAGAGGACTTCGACAAAGACTTTCATGAGCTGTATGGCGACAAAAAGCCAAGCGCGAAGGAAGTCAAGGCCGCGAAATTGCTCGCAGACACCAAGGCCGCGCTGACTGAAAAGGGCATTACCTTTGAAGAAGACGCCGACCAAGCCGCTCTGCAGACACTGCTCGACGCGGCAGCATAATCACCGATGAACGTAGCAGGAGCCGATCATGCTTACTGACCAGCAAAAGTCGGACGCCCGTCGCTACGCCGGTTACCCGATGCAGGGCGACGTGACGCTCGACGACCGCCGCGATACCGCTTGGGGTTGGGTTGCCCCGATGATTTGGCAGACGCTGAATCATCGCCTTGGCAGCCTGCGTCCAGAGGAAGAAGTCACCATGACTTCATTCCTGACCAAGCTCGCAGGGCTGGAGACTGACGTTCTGTCGGCAACGGACAACCTTGACACCGCTCAGGCAGCTGTTTGGGTGCACAACAAGGACGAAGTGCGCGATCGCATGAGCCTTTACCGCATCTGGCGGCGCGAGCTGTGCGGATTCTTGGGCGTTCCCCCTGGCCCATCACTCGGCGACGGCAATATCGGCCTCGTAAGGGGTTGATATGGACGGTCTCAAGCTCCGCGACAAGATCTACATCGGTTATGGCAAAGCAGCTAAGCGAATCGGTTTCGACTACCAGCAATTTCGCGCTACCAGCGCCAGTAACCCGCTGACGTCAACCGCTTTGCAGACGCTGCCCGCGTCGTTTACCACGAATTTCAACTACAGCGCGCCGAACAAGTACGGGCAAGCCACTTGGCTGGGCCTGTTTGATGCGCGCACGTTCCAACCGGGCGATTTCCTCGTTGGGCATCAAGGCACGTTCTTCATCGCCGCGATGCAGGACACGCTGCCTATCTACTGCGTGCAGACGAACCGGGTTGTCTCGGTGCTGCGCGTCGGTATGGATCCGGGCGTTGGTCTGGGTGGCTGGGCTGGCGATACGCCGGCCAATGAGGCTGTGTTGATGCAAGGCTGGCCTGCCAGCGTCTTGCAGGGCACGAAAGGCGAGGCCAATCCGGCGAATCTTCCGGGAGATGTCAGAACCCCTTGGTGGGCAATCCTGATGCCGGCGTGGCCTGGGATCGTGTTGCGCACCAGCGACATCATCCGCGACGAGCTGGGGCGTAAGTACGTGCTTTCCAGCGCTGAGCTTACGGATATGGGGTGGCGATGCACGGCGATGCAGGTACAGGTGTGATATGGCGAGTCTGACCGATATACTGAAACAGGTCGCGGCGCAGGTCGCGGCGATTGCCTATCCGAATGGTACTGGGCAGCCCAGCGCGGCAGGAATCCCGATCAAAGTCTATCCGGGCTGGCCGGTGCCGAATGCGCTGGAAACCGACCTTACGGCGGGATCTGCGCATATCAGCGTCTATGCAGCCGGCAAGGATCGAAAGACCACGCGCAACATCGGCAGAAACTGGACGCAACTTACCGCTCCGACCCATACCGTCGTCATGACGGTGGTTGACGCGGTTGTCACGCTGTCGGGGACCATCAGCCTGCAAAACCTGCTGATCAACCTGAACGGCACCCACTACGTCTACGCCATGCAGCTCACGGACACGCTCACGACGGCCGCCACGGCGCTTGCTTCGATGATCCCCGGCGCTTCTAACTCCGGCCCGGTCATCACGCTGACAGGCGCTCACAGCGTCTTCACGCGAGTGGGTGGGTTCGGCACGGCTTTCAAGGAAACGAAGCGCCAGGAACAGTCGGTGCAGGTCATCGTCTGGGCACCGACCCCAGCCGCGCGTGACGCCGTCGCCAGCCCGATCGATTCAGTGCTGTCCGATGGCAACAGCATCAATTTCACGGATGGCTCCTACGGAATTATCCGCTCGGCCGGCTCACTGATGACCGATCAGCTCCAAAAGGCCGGGCTCTATCGCCTCGACCTGTTCTACATGATCGATTACGCAACAACTCAGGTGCTGAATGCGGCCGAAGTGATCGCGCCAGTGCTGAACATCGTCAACGCCCAATCCGGGCAACCCATTGAAACGCTCAACCCTTGAGGCCCGACATGGACTCCGATACCCCAGATAGCCCCGTGACCGCGCCGGCCTCGAAGGCTAAAGCTACATCACCCTTCAAGCTGACCGTCAAGTTCGCCTTTGCTGACTACCAAGTCGGCCAAGTGATCACCGATGCCGATGAAGTCGCCGCCGTTCTGGCCGGCGAGTGCGCGGGCAACGTCCTGAAAGTCGCCAACGCCTAACAGGCGAAACCCACACACAAGAAGCCGCCCACTGAGGCGGCTTTTTCATTAGGAGGACGCCATGCCCATTTACCCGGCAGGCAGCTTGAACACGGCGGCGCTCCAAGCCCCGGATCTCTATATCCAGATCGTTCCGCCAAAAACGCGCTACATCAATGGCGTCCCGACCGACATCCTCGGTATCGTCGGGGTTGCTGATTGGGGTCCAGTGAACAGCGCGACCTTGGTCGGCTCGCCCGGCGATGCATCGCAGAAGTTCGGCACCCAGACCGTGCGCAAGTACGACCTGTGCACTGCTCTGGCTGTCTCGATTCAGCTCGGAGCCTCGAACATCCGCGCTGTGCGCGTCACTGATGGTACTGATACCGCTGCTACCAGCGCGCTGAAGGACACTGCGGCCGCCACTGGCGCCACGCTGACCGCGTACTACACCGGCACGCTCGGCAACTCGCTAAGCGCCACGCTGGCTACAGGTTCGGCTGCTTCGAGCTGGAAGCTGACCATTTCGCTCCCAGGCGTATCGCCTGAAGTGTTCGACAATATCACCGGCTCTGGGCTGGCTCTCTGGCAGAACATCGTCAGCGCCGTGAACAACGGTCAGTCGGGAGTGCGAGGTCCTTCGCAGCTGGTCGTCGCGACAGTTGGCGCTACTACCCTGGCCCCTGTCGCTTTGACCCAGACGGTCGTGTTCACCACTGGCACCTCTGGCAACACCACCATCACCGACGCGGTATTGATCGGCGTCGACGGTGTAATCGGCACGGCCCGAAAAGGCATGTACGCGCTGCGGGGCACAGGCGCTCAGGTGGCGAACCTTGTAGACCTGACCGACAGCACCCAGTGGCCGACCATGCTGACCTACGGCTTGTCCGAAGGTTGCTACATGGTCACCCAAGGCGCAGCAGGGGCTTCGTACACCACTGTCGCTACCGCGCTGACAACTGCCGGCTGTGACGGCTACGCGCTGAAGGTCATGGTAGGAGACTGGGTCTACTGGAACGACCAAGTTAACGGCCAGCAGCGCATGATTGCGCCGGCCACATTTTCAGCCGCCAAGATCGCCGCGCTGTCGCCGAACCAGAGCCCACTGAACAAGTCGATCACCAACGCGGTTTCGACCCAGCGCAATCTGTCGCAGCAGCCGTACAGCATTGCCGAGATCGGTGCGATCAACCAAGCGCGCCTGGACGTGATCACCAACCCATGCCCTGGCGGCAGTTACTTCGGCCATCGTTCCGGCCTGAACTGCTCCAGTAACTCGGCGGTGAACGGTGACAACTACACCCGGATGACGAACTTCATCTCGTTGACCATCGCGGCCTCGTTTGGCGGCGTAATCGGCCAGTTGCAGACCCCGGATGTCCGCCGCACCACCAAGTCGACCATGGAGAGCTTCCTGCAGACCCTGGCTCAGCAAGGGATGATCGGCGACGTCAACGGTGGGCCGGCGTTCTCGGTGCAGATCGATGCGTCGAACAACCCTGATGCCCGTGTAGCGCTCGGCTACATGCAGGCCGACGTGCAGGTCAAGTACCTGTCCGTGATCCGCTACTTCCTTGTGAATTTGGAAGCCGGCCAGTCCGTCACCGTCGTTACATCCGCCACCCCGCGCTCCTAAGCGCTGAACAACTTCCCAGCCCGGCCTAGCGCCGGGTTTTTCATTTGGAGAATGCCATGCCCGGTCAAGGCGGATACAACACAGGGAAGGATGTCGCTATCGACATCAACACCCCGACGGGGCCGATCCGGCTCCCGAAGATCATGAACTTCGACTCGAAGCCCAAGGTAACCAACCAGGAAATCACCCCGCTCAACGGCCTGACCGATGAGTTGATGATCCCGAAAGGCTGGACCGGCACCTTCGAGGCTGAGCGCGTCGACTCCACCTTGGACGATTGGTGGGCGCAGTTCGAGAGCGACTACTACAACGGCGTGAACCAGAACCCGGCCACCATCACCGAGACCATTCAGGAGATCGGCGGTGGCCAAACCACCTGGCGCTACACGCACGTGATCCTGAAGTTCGAAGACGCCGGCAAGAAGGAAGGCGACAAGACCATTCGCCAGTCTATGTCCTTCACTGCTCGCCGTCGCATCAAGGTTTAACCCGTTACGCATGGCAGCCCGGCAGGGCGCGGGCCTCGTCAACCCGCACGCCATGCACCTTTGACGACTCGCTGACCAGAGGAATTACCAAATGGCTAAAATTACCGTTACCGAACCATCCGCGCCGGTTCATGTTGACCAGAAGCCGAAATTCACTTCGTTTCAGGACTCTCTCGGCAGAACCATTCAGTTGCGCACGCTGGACCCGCTCCAAAAATCACGAATCATCATGGCTGTGGGTGCTGAGGCGTCTGCAAACACCATGTACGTGAATGCTTTCGCGCTGCCTGCCGCCGCTGTCGTTTATATCGACGACATGGGCTATGGCTTGCCGCAGACTCTCAAGCAAATCGAAACGGTGCTGTCTGATCTTGGCGGTGAAGGCTATGCCGCCATCGAAGCGCACTTGATGGCTGAGTACGAAGCCGCCAAGGCCGCCGCCGATGCAAAAACTACAGAGCTGAGCTCTGAGCAGGCCGCCGCAAAAAACTAACAGAGGACTCCGATTTTCGCAGCCGCTGCTGGCTGGTGAAGAACGGAGTTCCTTTTGACCGTGTTTTTGACTGCGGGCTGTTATCCGACTATGAGCGCATGGCGTTTTCCATCATTTTTTCTGAAATCGAGGGTGCCGGAGTTTTCAACTGGCGCACCCTGGTATTCGACAAAGAGGACTGACCATGGACTTCAAGGATCTCGGCAGCTTGGCGCTGCATATGGCCACTGCCGAGGTGGCGCTGCTTGCCAGCCTGACTCATGGTCTTGAGAAGTGTGCTGTGAAGATAGAGGCAACAGCCAAAGATGAAATCGGCTTCTATCAATCTGGAATCGGACCCTTTCCAGCATGGGCGACCTTGGCAGATGCCACTGAAGCTTCAAAGTCACTGGCGGGCTATCCAATGGATGCGCCTTTGTTGGCCACTGGGGAAATGCGAAATAGCATCACTCATACCACGAACGCGCTTGAGGCAGTAATCGGGTCAACGGATGAGAAGATGTTCTATCACGAATTCGGCACGTTGAAGATGCCCGCGCGCCCGGTGCTTGGGCCTGCAGTGCTGCGCAACAAGGAGTACATCCGGCGAGTACTGGGCGCAGCGACTGTCGGCGGCCTGATTGGCGGCATCGGCATCCATAAGGCGCTTGGCTACGACGCTACTCTGTGATCCACATCGGTCCTGCTTCGGTCTTGACCTGGGTGTAAACGCCTTGGCGCTTCATCACCTTGAACTCTCCAGTCAGCGGCTTGCACATGTAGGTCGAGAGGTTGATCAGCGACTCGCGCATCTCGGCGCGCTGGGCAACGTAGTGCGGGTTGTCGGAGACGATGTTCTGCATCAGCACCAGTCTTGATTGCTGGGTGCCTTGATCCTCGCAGCCGTATTCACCGTCGAGTTTCAGGCTGGCGGCCTGCGCTGCGCCGGAGATGGCAAGCGCCAGTGCAATGAAAGTGTATCTCATGGGCTACCCCGTGATTACAGCGAAGAGGATGCAAAGGAAGGCGATCAGCGCGCCGCCGGCAAACACAAAAACCAGACTGCTAGCTGTAAAAACCAGTAGACCGGTCTGTATACCCATGTGCGGACGCTGCTCAAGAGTTATGAACGGCCTCGGGCGCTCGGTCGGAGCGAGACACAGTTGGCGAGGGACCGCTTCGCGAATTCTGCCGTTCACCCATTCGTAAGTTTTCCGCCCATTTGCCATGTGATTCACCCACAGAATAGGAATTGTCATTATGGCATTTGAGGCGTATTCCGTCGCCGTCAAGCTGTCGCTGATCAACCACGTCAGCGCAGGCATGCTGATGATCAGCAAAAGCCTGGCAACAGCCGGCCAAGATGTCGATAAGTTGAACTCTAAGCTTGCGTCGATCGGCAAGCAAGGCGCTATTGGGGGCCTCATGGTCGCCGGCGGCCTTGGCATTGCCGCGATGTTCAAAGGCCCGCTTGAAGAGGCCTCCAAGTTCCAGAACGAGATCGAGCGGTTCCGCTCTCTCGGCCTGGGCGACAAGGTGACCAATGACGCAGTGAAGTTCGCCAGCGGCATGAACACCTACGGCACCAGTATCCGCGAGAACCTGGGCCTACTGCGAGATGCGCAGACCGTCTTCGGCGACTTCCACGAAGCGCAGATGGTCACGCCACTGCTGGCCAAGATGAGGTTCGCCAACGCCGCCCTGTATGGGGATGAAGGCGGGGCTATGAAAGACCGCGCCTTCATGGACATGCTCAAGGTTATTGAGCTTCGCGGCGGCCTGAAGAGCCAGGATGCCTTCGAGAAGCAAGCGAACATGATCCAGCAGGTGCAGACCGCTACAGGCGGCCGCGTCGGCGCCAATGAATTCCTCAACCTGATCAAAACCGGCGGCGTTGCAGCCAAAGGCATGAAAGACGCGAACTTCTACTACGCCATGGAGCCGTTGGTACAGGAGATGGGCGGCTTCCGGGTCGGTACCGGCCTGATGTCTGGCTACCAGAACCTTGTCCAAGGTCGAACTACGCAGCGCGCTGCTATGGAGCTGATGCGTATCGGCATGCTCGATCAGGACAAGGTCGAGTACGACAAAACCGGCAAAATCAAGCAGGTGAAGCCTGGCGCGCTGCAGGGTTCCGACCTGATGGTCGCCGACCCGTTCCAATGGATGAAAACGGTGATGCTTCCGGCATTTGCCGCCAAAGGCATCACCAGCCAGCAAGCAATCCTCAACGAAATCGGCGCGATCTTCACCAATCGGACCGCCTCGAACCTCTACTCGACCATGTTCCTGCAGCAGGGGAACATCGAGAAGAACATCAAGCTCAACTCCGGCGCCGCCGGGATCAATGAACTGGAAGAAAATGCCAAGAAGACCATGACGGGCAAGCTCATAGAGCTGAACAAGAAATGGACGGATCTGCAGCTCAAGCTCGGCGACGTGATCCTGCCGCTGGCGATCCGCGCGCTGGACAAGCTGAACCCGATGCTGAAGGACTTGGCCGGGTGGATGGAGAAGAACCAGGGCACTGTGAAAGGATTGTCGTATGCGCTGCTCGGGCTGTCCGCATTTCTCATCGGCGGCGGCCTGATCAATCTGATCATCGCTGCGGGGCGCGGCTTCTGGATGTTGGGCAAGGTGCTGATGTTTATGGGTGGCCCGCTTGTGCCCATTATGGCTAGATTTGGCACTTATCTCGTTCTGTTCGTGGTGGATGCCTTTAAAGCTGTCGGCATGTTCCTGACTTCTGGCTTCCTTCGCGGCATAGTCATGGCGTTCCTGTCTCCGCTGAAGCTTTTAGGGCAAGGAATCATGCTTCTTGGGCGCGCTATGCTGATGAACCCAATAGGCTTGGCGATCACACTGATCATTGCTGCTGGATTCCTTCTCTGGAACAACTGGAAGGAAATCAGTAGTGCTTTGAAACTCATGTGGAATGACATGAAGACGGGTTTCGTGCAGTTGTTTCAGGGAGATATCGGCGGCGCGTTCAAGTCATTCGCATTGGTCTTCCTGACCGGTTGGCAGACGATTTTCAACACGCTTATAGCAGGTGCGAACCTGATCCTTCCATCTTCGATGCAGTTGTCCAAGACTACTTTCGCTGACGATTTCCGTGGCAGCGGCGACAAGAAGGCTGCGTGGTCGCCACTTATTGCTCCGGTTCCGGGCAAGTCTGGCGCCGATGCGCCTCAGCCGATCAATCTCTACATCGACGGCAAGCAGGTCAGCGACGTGGTCATCCAGCGCATGGCGAAGGAAGCCGCCAAACCACGTACCGGAACGCAAGGCTTCGACCCAAACCGCAGCATGCTGATGCCAGGAACCCCGAGCGCAGCCTATCCAAGGGGATAAACGATGAGCTTTACGAGCTTCCTTGACAACTTCGCTCCGGGCGGGGACCCGTTTGCCACCCGTTTGATCGTTGGCGACTTTGAGTTCTCCGGACTGGAGGTTCCAGAGTCGGTGACGATCGGTGCCAAGCAGCAGTTGGTGGTGCACAAGCTGGTCGGTGGCAAGCGGATCGTTGATGTCCTTGGTCTGGACTACAAGAACATCCGCTGGTCCGGCTGGATGACCGGCGCGACCGCTGGGGATCGGGTAATCGAACTCGAAACCCTTCGGGACGCCGGCTTGCCTCTCAGCTTCAATATGGACGGCTACTACTTCAGCGTCATGATTGAGGACTTCGAGGCGAGGTTCGAACACGTCTATCGGCGCTACTACAGCATTGATCTTCTGGTCGTTTCTCGCCTAGATGCGCCGGTCACCGAAAACGCGCTAGCCGGAACCCTCGACAACCTGATCAACAGCGACGTGAGCGAATCGCTCGGCCTCGCCAGCATCATCAACTCGGACGCTGTGACCAGCAGCATCAACACCGTCAAGGACGCTGTGTCGCAGGTGCAAGGCTTTGCCAATGCCACCATCGACACGGTGCAGACCGTGATTCGCCCGCTGGTGGCCGCGCAGGCGGTCGTGCAGTCGACGATTGCCCAGGTCGGCGCGTCAGTGAACGACATCACCACGCTCGGCGGCCTGATCCCCGGTAACCCAGTATCGACCGCAGCAAACAACGTGCTTCGCCAAGGCGCTGCACTGACTCAGCTCGCGCCCCTGTATCAGATGCAGAGCGTCTTGGAGCGGATGCAGAAGAACGTGCTCGCCGGCCCGCTGGCAAACGGCACGTCCAGTGTCACTACCAGCAACTCGACCCTCCAGAAAGTGGCGGCCGACAGCTACGGCGACCAGTCGCGGTGGACGGAAATCGCCGCTGCAAACAGCATTATCGATCCTCAACTCGACGGCATCCAGACGATCAAAATCCCAGTAGGTGAATAGATGGACCTGAATACGGCCGAGACAGAACAAATCGTCCGGCAGGTAGTCGGCCGTCTGTTGCTCAACGGGGTAGAGGTTCCGTTTGTATCATGCGAGATCGACAGCAACGCCTTTTACTCGGCGGACACGTTCTCTGTGGTGTTTGCGCGGACTGAAATGCCGCCGCCGTACAACACTGTGCAGTGGTGGGGCGCGCAAACATCGATCGAGGTTTCAATTTCCATCGGTTTGTTGGGCCAAGGTGTTGAGGATTGGCGCGAGCTGATCGTCGGCACCGTGGACAGACTCAATATTCATATGAGCAAGTTCGAGGTAAGCCTCGACGGCCGCGACTACACCAGCAAGTTCATCGATACGAAGACCAACGAGAAATTCGCCAACATGACCACCAGTCAGGTGGCCACGCTGCTGGCGAATCGGCGCGGACTGAAACCAGTTGTCACTGCGACCACAACTCAGGTCGGAGGAATCACCAAATGGGACCACGCGCACGTCACTGACGAGCGCACAGAGTGGGACCTGTTGGCGTACTTCGCCGGGCTGGACGGATTTCAGGTCTATGTGATCGGCAACGAACTGCATTACGAGCCTGCCCTGAACCCTGACACCACTGATCAGTACCTGATCAAGTGGGTAGAGCCTGGCGCATTGGCCTATCCGCAGTGCAACACCTCTGATGATCTGGCCTTTGAGCGAGATCTGACCTTGGCGAAGGGTGTGACAGTGCAGGTGCTGTCGTGGAATGACGGCAAGACAGTCAAAGCCACGTACCCGACCAACTCTGCGAAAGGCATCTCGCCCGGGCAGGCGACGGCCAAGCGGCAGGTCTACGAGATCAAGCGCAACGGCCTCGACCAGAACGCGGCGCAGCAACTGGCGCAGAAGATCCACAAACAGATCACCGACCACGAAATGCGCGTGTCCGGATCACTGCCGGGCGACAACTCGCTGATGCCGAACACAATCGTGCGCGTTGAGGGTACTGGCTCAGGGTTTGACCAGCTCTATTACGTCGACTCTGTGCGCAGATCTTTGAGCTTCGAGTCTGGCTACAAGATGAGCCTGACGGCCAAGAATCATAACCCCAACTCAATGGTGCAGCCGTGAGCCTCCAGCAACTGACGAATGCACTACACCAGACCCAGACGACTGACGCAACCGGGTCGCGCTCTGGAACTATCACCAGCTATGACAAGGACAACGGCGTCGTCAAGGTTGCTATTCAGCCTGAAGGCCGTGAAACCAATTGGCTAAAACTGGATTGCCCAGCCGTCGGTAATGGCTGGGGGGTTCAATTCGGTCCGCAGATCGGCGATGAGGTCACTGTCGAGTTCGATTCATTCGATCCCAACAGTGGAAGGGTAACGGCGCGCCACACGAATAGCTTGAATCTCGCAATGCCAGTCCCGTCCGGCGAAATCTGGATGGTTCACAAGTCTGGCGCGTTGCTCAAGTTCAACACGGACGGGACCGTCTCGCTGCATTCAGGGGTCGCAATCAACTACGACGCCCCAGCTCACCACTTCACCGGCGGCCCAGTCACGATGGACCACACGCTGACAGTTACTGACAGCACAGGTGTTGTAGTGACTGGTGGCGATGTCAAGGCCGACACCATCAGCCTAAAAACTCACCGCACAAGCGGCGTCACCGCTGGTGGCGGGACTTCTTCGGTGCCAATCCCATGAAAGACCTGAACCACTACCCCGGAGACGATCTTTCACTGTCCCCGACCGGAAGCTTGTCGCCGGTCGAGGGCATGGAGAGAGGCAAGCAAAGGATTCTGCGCAGATTGATCACCAACCCAGGCGATTACCTGTTTCATCCTGAATATGGGGCAGGGCTTGGCCGCTACGTCGGCGCCCTGATGAATATTCCGGAAATCATCGCGAATATCAGAGGGCAGATATTGCTTGAGGATTGCGTGGCTAAGAAGCCCGCGCCAGTGATTTCTGTCACACCATCAAACGACACCATTTCCGTCAATATCAGTTACACCGACTCCCCGCTTGGAGAGCCGGTGACGCTTTCGTTCGAGGTAAATCGCTGATATGGCATCTCTCAACGTCAAGGACTTCACCACGCTGGTGCGTGATCAGGTGACAGCCATTCAGGGGCGTGCCGCTGGGCTGGTGGATTTCACCATAGGCTCTCTGCTGCGGGCTATCACAGAAAGCAATGCCAGTGTCCTCCAATGGCTCCAGCAGTTGATTGTTACGCTGCTGGCCACCACGCGCGCATCGACGTCATCCGGCGCAGATCTCGATTCTTGGATGGCCGATTTCGGGTTCTATCGCCTGTCTGCAAGCTTTGCCACTGGCAGCGTAACCTTTTCAAGATTCACGCCGACCAACTCTGCATTGATCCCGATCGGCGCGCTGGTTGGTTCGACCGATGGCTCGCAGCAGTATTCGGTGACCATCGACACTACGAACGTGCTCTATAACGCCACGCTCGGCGGTTATCTGGTGCCGGGTGGCACCGCATCGGTCACTGTGCCGGTGATTGCCAGTACCGCAGGTGCTGCTGGGAACGCCTTGATCGGGACTGTAACTGTCATCGTCGGATCCATCAGCGGCATTGATACCGTGACGAACTCTGCGGTATTCACCAATGGTGTTGATCCAGAGACGGACGAAGCATTCCGGGCAAGGTTCGTACTCTGGGTTCAGTCCTTGTCGAAGGCAACGAAGGCAGCCATTCAATATGCGCTTTCCTCGATGCAGCAGGGCGTTTCTTACACGCTGACAGAGAATCAGGACTACAGCGGCAACACTCTGTATGGCTACTTCTATGCGGTCGTTGATGACGGCAGTGGGGCGCCTTCAGGATCGTTTTTGGTGAATGCTGCCGCCGCCATTGAATCGGCTCGCGGCTTCACAACCCGATACGGTGTTTTCGGCCCAGTTCTGGTGACCGCAAACGTCGGGATGACCATCACCACCGATGCTACGGTCACCCACAGCGTCGTTGTGGCTCAGGTCACCGCAGCGATTCAGGCGTATATCGCCAAGCTGACTCTGGGTCAGATCCTGCCCTACACACAGCTTGCAGCGGTGGCTTACTCAGTCAGCCCATCAATCACCAATGTCTCCGGCGTACTGCTCAATGGCAGTACCGCCGATCTCGCGGCGACCAATAAACAGGTCATCAGACCAGGCACAGTGACGGTGGCTTAAATGAGCGTTGGCGATCAGACAGACATGTTCGGCCGGCTCAAGAACCTCTTGCCGCTTGGCTGGTTCGGCGATAACAACCCGATCAGGGACGCGCTTCTCTGGGGATATGCCCAAGCGCTCTCATGGGGGTTCACTCTTTACCTCTATGCCAAGGACCAGACGCGAATCAAAACAGCCACTGATGGCTGGCTTGACCTGATTGGGCTGGACTTCTTCGGCAACAACCTGATTCGGTTCTCGACCCAGCTCGATCCGAGCTATCGAAACCGCATCTTGATCAACATCTTCCGCGAGCGCGCTACTCGGCGCGGCATGAGTCAAGTGCTGTTCGACCTCACTGGGCGCTATCCGCTGATCATCGAACCAGCAAAGCCTGACGATTGCGGGTGCCTTGGGCTGACGCTTGGCCTTGGTATCGCAGGGCCGCTCGGCTCCACGAGCTGTCCTTATCAGGCATTCGTGACCGCCTACAGACCTACAGGCAGCGGAGCGGCCAATTGGCCGGGTATCCATACGAATTGGTTTGGTCTTTCAGTCACTAGCGGACTGGTCCCAAGCACGCAGCTTTCCCCCGCAGTATCCGACGCCGACATTGTGGACGCTATCGAAGCCACAAAGATGTACGGGTCAACGATCTGGTACCGGATCACCAACTGAACCACTCATTCAACTCTATGCCCGCCTTGTGCGGGCTTTTTTTTGGGGATTCCATGGACAGACAGATTGTTTACCCGGGCCAGATCCTGCCGGAAACCAGCCTTCTTCAGATGACGAAGGACACCATGATCGGAGCGGCCAAGCTTGCTTCTGCGCTGCTCGGAACCAGCACCATGGCGACCGGTTTTGCGGTAACGCCAACAGGCCCAGCATCCCTACAGGTTCTGTGCGCTCCGGGCGAGATCTATAGCCTTACCGCCATCGACGCCTTGGCATTTTCGACTCTGCCGGCCGATACCACCCACTCGATTCTCAAGCAGGGGATCATGCTGGATGGCGTCACGCTTAGCTGTGCGGCCCCAGGCACGACTGGGCAGTCGATCAACTACCTCGTTCAGGTCACGTACCAGGATTCCGACTCGACGCCTGTACTGCTGCCTTATTACAACAGCGCCAACCCGTCTATGCCATACAGCGGCATGGGTAATAACGGCCTGACCCAAAACACCGCCCGCAAAGGAATTGCTGTCGTAGCAGTGAAGGCGGGCGCTTCCGCAGCCACCGGCACTCAAGTCACTCCCTCTCCTGATGCCGGTTACATCGGCCTGTACGTGGTTACCGTAGCTTTCGGACAGACCACCATCACGTCCGGGAACATCACCACTGCACCGAATGCTCCGCTGATCAACAGCACGCTCCACGGCTTGACCCCGGTGTTCTCCGTGAACCCGTCTGTTCCTGTCGCGACTGTTGCCGCTCACGCCGTGACCTTCGGACAGATCTCTGGTCTTGTAGGCTCGGTGCGAAACCTTCGCTGCTCGGTCGCCGCCACTTCGGCATCAGCAACATTCACTGCTGACGAGATCATCGTTGAGTCTGCGCTGGGCGGGCTGCGTTACTGCCTGTCGTCCTTCAACAAGACGATCAACCTCGGAGGCACCGGCGCCGGCGGCATTGATACCGGCACGGCTACCGCGAACGGATTCGTCGGCATTTACGCGATCTACAACCCGACCACGCAAGTGTCGGCTCTGCTTGCCACCATGGAAGCATCTGCGGTTCTGCCAAGTGTCTATGGTGGGGCGAATATGCCGGCCGGATATACGGCCTCGGCCCTGATCTCCGTTGCGCCGATCAGCGCTACGGCTGGTCAGTTTGCACAGTTCTTCCAGTTGGATCGCTCCGTTGACTACAGTGGCGCTGGTATTTTGACCGGCTCCTCCTTCGTGGGTGGCCCTACTGCAAGGCCATCGACCGCTTTCCCATATTCTGCAAAATTCGTGAGCGGTTTTAACCAGGTTGGCAACTCAGCCGTGTCAGCAGTATCGCAGATCATCACATCTACGATTGTTGGCACTCTTGGCGGTCAATTCAACACCTGCAACTTGACTGCTGGCAGCTCGCAGGCGGTTCCTTTCAGGGTTGCCATTTCTACGCCGCAGAATGTGTATCAAACCACCACAAGCACCGCAGGGACTGCTAGCTTCACCATCAATGCTAAAAACTATGAATTCTGAGGTGGCCCATGATTGCTGAGTTTGAAGACGCATCTATGGCTCGCATTACGGGGGTATTCAGCTCCCCACAGCCGATCGAATATGTCCCGTTTCAGGGGGAGATTTTTGCCGATGACCCTAGGTACAAGGTCTGGTGGGACTCTCTTCCAGCAGGGACAATTACAGGAAACCTGCCGCATCCCGAGTGAAGCACTCTTGATGCTTTAAGCCTCTAGAAATGATATAAGCTCCATAGAAAGCATGGAGCCTATATTTTGTTGTCGCTATATAAATCTAGAGAAGAATCGCTTGACGCATTGCGTGGAGTTGCGGCACTTGCTGTGGTTGTGGCGCATACAACTATAGCCGGGCTATATAATGTAGAGCCATTATGGTCGTGGCTAAAGTGGTCTCCTTTAAAGATACTTTGGTCTGGCCACCAGGCTGTAATACTGTTCTTTGTTCTTAGTGGATTTGCTCTTGTTAGAATGTGGCAGGGAATCAAAAATAATCGATATGATGCATATTTTGTATCTAGAGTTGTAAGGTTGTTTCCGCCATATATTGCATCAGTTGTTGTAGCGTTTTTTGTCTATGTTGCGGTCTCTGGTGTCGTCGACTGGGATAAAGGATGGATGGGCGTTCCAAAGCCCGATTTTAGTTTAAGTGGATTGTTTGATCATCTGTTTATGATTGGTCACTTCAATACCTCGGAGGTGAACCCTCCTATTTGGTCTATTGTGCATGAGATGCGTATATCAATCGCTTTTCCATTGATTTACTTTCTCGTCTCTAGGTTTGGCGCATTGGCTGTAAGTGGATTCTATTTGTTGTCAGCATGGATCGGCTGGGCAATGCTTGGGAACGTGCAGCTCTCTGCGGTTCAAGGTGATCTGATACAGACGCTTCACTATTCAACGTTCTTCGCTACAGGAGCATTTATAGCGTTGCGGCAGGATTTATTGAACGGGATGTTCGTTAGAATTGTATCAGCACCAAGGATCTCTCTTTGGTTTTTGGCATTGATGCTATATGCATATCCATTTGATAATCCGTGGAATCTCGGTTATCGGGCATTTGGAGATTTGGCTATAGGTCTCGGATCGGCATTTATTGTATGTCTTGCGCTTACCATGAAGTCTGAGGCACTTGTTAAGCTAGGCGGATACCTTGGCAAGGTATCTTATAGTCTTTACCTGAACCACATACTGGTTCTGAATCTTTCACTATTGTTTGTGTATCGATCTTTTGGCGCTCCAGCTGTTTGGGCGGTGACAATTGCAGGGGCTTTGCTCTTGTCATCATTGATGCACAAGCTTGTAGAGATTCCATCAATCTCCGCTTCGAGATACCTTAGAAAGAAAATTATGTTCGGTTCTAGATCTTCAGCGTAGTAGTAATTTTAATATTTAGAACGACCCGCTTCGGCGGGTTTTTTATTGTCTGGAGAAAAGTATGCCCATCACTCAGCAGCAGTTGCTGCAGATCCTCCCGAACGCCGACCGACGTGCCGACGTTTTCATGCCCGGAGTTTGACAAATGCGCATTTCACAAAATGGCATCTCTGTACTGAAGCACTTCGAAAGCTGCTCACTATCGGCTTACCCAGATCCAGCCACCGGTGGTGCACCATGGACGATTGGCTGGGGACATACCGGGCCGGAAGTCGTGCGCGGCCTCGTTTGGACTCAGGCCAAGGCAGACGCTCAGTTACTGAATGACCTCGCATCGCGAGAGATGGCAGTTTCCTGCGCGGTGACCACCAGTATCAGTCAAGGACAGTTCGACGCTTTGGTTGACTTTGCCTACAACCTAGGCATTGGCAACTTTCAACATTCCACGCTGCTCCGACTGATCAACGCCGGCGATATGGAAGGCGCCATTGCACAGTTCGCACGCTGGAATCGGGCAGCAGGTGTTCCGATGCGAGGTCTGACCCGGCGTCGTGCCGCTGATGCCGCGCTGTTCGCCGGGAAGACCGGAACCCAAGCGATCGCCATCGGAGTGGCTGCCGCATAAGCCCGCTGCATCAACCTCTGTTCACCCCAAACCCATCAGGTACACCATCATGAAATCAGCCCTCTTTGCTGGGTCGCTTTTTGCTGCCTGTGTTTTGTCCGCTTGCTCCGCCATTCCGCAGGGCACTACACCTCTGCCGCAGATCGTGACTGGTTACTGCGCACTGCCTGTTCCAGATCGCGCACTGAACCGTGCGGTCATCAACAGCCTGCTGCTGCCGAACTCTGTGGTGATCACTTGCGCAGCGGACAGCGGGAAATGAGCGATGTAAGTGGCGCCTTGGCCTATCCCTATATCGGCAACGGGCCGGGGCAGTTCTCCCTGATCCCATTGCTGCGCCCGTATAAGGTCGGAGAGTGGGTTGTCATGGAAGACTTCGGCTACCTGCGCAAGGACGGAAGCTACCAGCATGTACCGAAGTATTTTATCACTGACCTTGCTTCGATCCCTTGGCTGGCCGAGCCGATGTTCAACACCACTGACAGCCGCCTGCCGGGGATAGTCCACGATGCCAGCTACTGCTTCAATCAACAGCCCAAGGCGTGGTGCGACAGCATGCTCTACGAAATGCTGCAGGTGACCGGCGCGCCTCTGATCCAGAGCCATCTGATTTATGCAGGTGTTCGGGTCGGTGGCGCATCACGTTATGCGGCCTGC